CCTACTGGATGAGGCTCTTGCTCTCGACAGGCAAGCGATGGATGCTTGGCAGAGGACCGGCAACGTCGAAGAGTTCAACCGCCTGAATGAGCGTTCGCGTGATCTGCGCAGGCAGGCAACCGCCGCAGAGAAAGCTGCGGGCACAGAGTCCTACAAGTACCAGTCGTCTCACTGGGACCAACCCAACGTCCTCGCCCACATCCGCGTCAACGACCGCACCGATGCCGATGGCAGCAAGGTGCTGTTTGTCGAGGAGCTGCAGAGCGACTGGGGGCAGGAGGGGAAGAAGAGGGGGTTTGCCAGCGACTCTGACATCAAGCCTGTGTCCCGCAAGGAATACGACGCCTACGTTGACAAGCTGCTCGACGACTACATAGAGAAGGCCGTTCAAGCTGGCGAAGACAGGCAGGCTGCCGGCCGTCGCGGGATCAACATGCCTTTCCCTCAGATGGCGCAGGAGCTGGGTCGCGGCGATGAGTACGCGCGCATGCGAGCAGGGCGCGACCTCGACATGAATGGCGGCAGCGACAAGATCCCCGCCGCCCCCTTCGTTACCAAGACCGAAGGCTGGCTGAACCTGGCGCTCAAGCGCGTGATGGTCATGGCCGCAGAAGGCGGCTACGACAAGGTGGCGTTCGTCAACGGCGAGCAGTCGGCCGAGCGGTATGACCTGAGCAAGCAGGTCAACTACATCCAATGGAATACCGGCTACAACGAGGGCCGCAAACTGATCACGCTGGAGCAGGTTGGCGGCAACGAGATTGGTCTGACAGTGCAGGACGGCGTTGTCGAGGACTCGTCTATCGGTGCCGACGGGAAGCCTCTTGACGAGGTTCTTGGCAAAGAGATCGCCAACAAGATCCTCGCGCAGGACTCTGGCGATTTGCGCGGCCTCGACCTCAAGGTCGGCGGCGAAGGCATGAAGACCTTCTACGACACCATCGTGCCCACGGCGCTGAAGAAGCTGCTGCCGAAGCTGGGTGGTGGGCAGGTAAGTGAGGTTGGCCTAAACAATCCGTACAGGCCAAGCTGGAGTGGCAGCACTCAAGCAGAGCTGGATGCAAACCGAGCTAAAGCCGAGGCTGAATACAGCCCAGTGCTACGGCAACCCGGCTTCGACATCACCCCCGCCATGCGCGAGCGCATCGCCGGCGGCGTGCCGATGTTCAGCAACCGCGTGCTGGAAGACCGCAGCGGCTTGTCTCGTCTCTCGTACCAAGGGTATGTCAAAGCTGAAGTCCCTCGTGTGCAAGCAGCCCGCAAGATGGCTGGCATCTTGGCCAAGTTGGATGCGGGCACGATCACACCGCAAGAGTTTGAGCTGCAGGTTCGCGTGTTGTCCGAGAGGTTGGCCGAAGTGTCGGCCACCAAGGACGTCAACCGGATTGTCAGCGAGCGTGCGCGTGGTGCTGACATCGTGCGCGAGAAACTGATCGCCGCGCGTCGTCGCGGAGAGATTGAATCGGACACCGCAGAGTTTGCCCTGTGGGCGCTGCAGCAGAACCCAGCGCTTGCCGAAGGCCTTGGCATCTCGGTGCGCGCGCAACCCGAGCGCGGTGTGGCGGGCGACTACAACCCTGCTTCCGCAATCATGCGGGTGTTCAAAGGCTCCGCCAACACAGGCACAGCAGTCCACGAGATTCTGCACCACACCGAGCGCATGATGCCTGCCGAGGTGCAGACCGGCATCCGCAAGGAGTGGTCAAAGGCCTATTTCAAGGCGCTGAAGAACGCCGAGCCCAAGCAACGTGCGGCGCTTGAGAAGATGCTTGAGGCAATGGCTGGCGACCCGAAGGCTCAGACCGCTGTGCGCGATGCGTTTGCTGACGGCACGCTCAAGGCAGAGGTCCACTACCAACTGGTCAACCCCAGCGAGTTCTGGGCTGTCAACGCCACCGACATCCTGCGGCGTCGCTACGAGGCGGGCTCATGGATCGGCAAGGCCAAGCAGTGGCTGAGCGAGATGGTGCAGAAGGCCAGAAGCTTTGTGGGCATGCGCTCTAACGCGGCGGTCCTGCGTGCTTTGGATGGGGTGCTCAAGGGTGACGGCAAGTTCCAGGTGCGCAGCATGCTTGAGGACATGATGGGCACCTTTAACAGCCTTGTGCGCCCGGCGGTGCCTGAAGAAACTGAGATCAGCACGCAGAACCCGCAGGCGAAAAACCGCCTGTACAACCCCATCGACGACATGCTGTCGATCGATGAGGCGGCGGTGCGCGAAGCCATGGCGCTGCCGGTCAAGTCGGGCAAGACGCCGCTGGCTGAAAGCATTACCAACGCGATCTTGGGCTACGGCTTCGTCCCTCGTGACACGCCCCGCGACCAAGTCATCGAGGTCTACAAGCAGAGCATCGTCAGCAACCTGATGTACCTGTTTGGCAAGGTGCCCAGGAACATCCGCGAGCGCAGCAAGCTCTGGTACGACGGCGCGAACCGCATCGCCACCGACATGGGCAAGGCGTACGGCGTGAAGATGGAGCAGGTCGCCGGCATCATGGCGGCGATGTCCCCGCAGAAGGACTGGTTCCAGAACGTGTCCATGGCCGAGCGCGCCCTCGACATCCTGACGGGCCAGGGGAACGCGGCGTGGGACGACAACATGCTCGCCTACGCCAAGAGCTACGTCGAAGAAACGCGTGACCGCAAGGAGCGTGAAAAGCGGCAGAAGGCCTACGACAGGGCGGAGCAGGTTGCCAAAGCCGGCACCGTCCTCGACGACATGAGCCCCGAAGATGCCGCGGTTTTCATCCGGTCCTACGACGAGGCCTACCACTCGCGCCAATACCGCATCGTCACCCCGGAAGGTGGGTTCGGCGACTTGGTGCGCAACGCCGACGGCACACCGTCCACGATGATGTGGTCGACCTACGACCCGATCGAAAAGTCGGTCAGCATCTTCCGCGACGGCAGCCGCAAGAACATCAGCGAGCAGCTCGGGGAAGAGCACAAGATCCGCTCGTTCTACAACAACATCGCCGCCCCCAACAGCCCGATCTCTCACGTCACCATCGACACCCACGCCGTGGCTGCCGGCCACTTTGAGGCCCTAGCAGGTACGGACAAGGAAGTCACCGACAACTTTGGCGGCACGGGCGGATCGTCGCTGTTGGGGGTGGGTGGCACCTACGGCATCGTGGCCGATGCCTACCGCACTGCGGCCAAGATGGCTGGAGTTTCAGCCCGCGAGATGCAGTCGATCACGTGGGAGGCGGTGCGCGGGCTGTTCGGCGAGAACATCAAGAGCTCCATCAAGCCCAAGGTGCGGGAGGTTTGGAGCCAGTTCCGCGACGGCAAGCTGTCGTTTGCCGCTGCCCGCCGCGCCATCGTCAAGATCGCCGAAGGCTACAACAAGACCAAGGGCGGGATTCTGAACCCCGATTGGGTCGGCTCTGGCCCAGGCCAAGCCGTTGCCGACGGTGGCACCAGCTACGACAAGAGCTTTGTGCCGGAGGGCGGTGTGCGCCTGCGCGAGAGCAAGGAGCTGCGCGAGAAGGTCACGATCAACCTGTCTGCGGCCACGAGCTCCATCCCCGGCTTGAAGGAGCTCTACGCCCGGGCGATGAGTGGTGAGGCCGAGGCCGGCCAACTGTTGCAGCAGGTCGCGGAGAGCTCACTGCGGTTCCTGCTGGGCGGCACCAAGGCCCGCCTTGTCGTTGCCCCATCCACTGGTGTGTACATGTCGGACCGGGAGCCGTCGATCTCGATCCAGGTTGCGTTCGACGAGTCCGAGAGCAAGCCCGTGCTGGCCGCCCTGGCCACGTTTGCGGACAGCTACAACCAGCAGCAGATCCACGTCCGCGCCCCCACCGCGCAGCCGGTGGGCCATGACTTCGGCGACGGCTCCTACGCCACGCCGGTCTACGAGATCGATCTGCAGCGCGAACTCTCGGCGGATGATGTTTCCGCTATCATTGCTGACACCGGTCTCCTGGGGTTCACCGTCACCCCAAAGACGTTGACCGCGTACTGGGTCCGACCCACCGACAAGGCGCAACATGCCGACGACTTCAAAACCTTTAGAACCCGGATCGCCCGAGTACAAGAGCTGGCTGGCGAAAGAGGTGGCCGACCTAAATACCGAGTTGAACGCCTATACGCCTACGGCGAAGGAGATGGCGCAGGAATCCCGTACTCGGCAATCCGTGGCGACGTTCGTACCAAGGCCGACGCAGACACCGAAACCCCGCGACTGATCGCGGAGTACCTGAACAAGGGTCCGATCAAGACCTTTGCGCAGAAGCCGCTGACCGCGGCGCAAGTCAAAGAACAGAAGCAGCTCGCCCAAGTCTTCGAGGCGCTGCCCACCAACGATCTTGCTCGGCCGGTGGTGCAGCAGGCCTACACCGCACTGACCACTGCGCTCAAGGAGCAGTTCCAGGTTCTGCCGATCAAGGTCGAGGTGATGGCTTCGGTCGAGGTCGATGGCAAAGCTTACCCGTACTGGGGTCCAAAGTCGCAGACCTTGGTAGGCAAGCTGGTCAACGACGGCATGACGGCCGACCAGGCGCGGCGGGCCGTGCAGTATCTCCAGCGCAACTACGGCTCGCCGTCAAAGAGTTGGCGCACGGGACCACTTGCCGCGATCAAGGCGATGGACGGAGAGCCTTACGCGAACAGCACCGCAATGCGACGCGACGTCAGCGTCAACAACCGGTTCCGCGTCTACAAAACATCGCCGTCCACGTTTGGCCCTCCAGGTAGCGACTTCTCCGGCCACCCCCTGCTCCAGGAGTCTGGCCTGAAAGACGTCAACGGCTACCCGATGCTGTACAACGACGCGCTGCGGGCGGTGCACGACTACTTTGCACACAACCTGTCGGCAGCGCAGTTCGGTCCAACTGGCGAGGCCGCAGCCTGGCGCAACCACATGGCCAGCACGTCGGATCCGCTTGCTCGGTGGGCGCTGACCGCAGAAACGCGGCTGCAAAACGCATGGCAGAACTTCCGCCCTGGCGTTGAAGATCTGTCGCTGGTGAAACGGGGCTTTGCCGAGCAGAAGGCCGCGTTGCCCCCAGTCCAGTACACGCTGACGGGCGACGCCGCGGTGGACGCGCCAATGCAAGCGTTCATCGACGGCCTTGCAGCCGACGAGCGCAGAGGCAGCCTGCCTGCCGATACATCGATCAAAGGCGTGAAGTTCAGCCCCTCCAACCGCGCCGCTCCCGAGATGGCTGCGTCCGCGCCCGCAGGCCCCGTGTCCGTCATCCTGGGCGGCCGAACCATGCGCGTGGCTGACCCAGCTATTGCCATTGAAAAGCTCGACGCTAAAATCAACCGTTACTCGGAGCTGCTGAAATGCCTGCAATGAAGTCAAGTGAATGGGCATCTCTGGCCAACGAGATCGGCGGCACCTTTGAAGGCGAGGGGACCGAGCAGATGTCGATGGATGCCGCGATGCGCCTGCTGGAGGACGGCAAGCGCAGCATGCAGGCGCTCATGTCTCAGGTTGAGTCGGCCATCACTGCTGCCGAGGAAGCAAAGCAGCAGAACCTGCAGCTTGTGATGTCGAAGGTCGACATGGCTGTGGCGTCAGCGGAGGAGGCCAAGAAGAAGGCCATGCCAAAGTTCGACGTCTCCTCGGTGGCCGAGGCGGTGCGCGCCAACCAGGTCAACTTCGACGCGCTGATCAAGGCCGTGCAGAACCTGAAGCTGCAGGTGAATCAAGCCGCCCCGAATATCACAATGCCAAAGATCGACATCCCGACGCCTGTCGTCAACGTCGAGATGCCCCGGCCCAAAGGCTGGAGATTCGAGTTCGTACGGGGCAAGGATGGCCTCGTCGAGTCCATCCGAGCAACACCCGAGTAAGGAGTAGTTCCCAATGCCTAACGCCCTGTACCCCAAGTGGAAGGAAGCCCTGATTCAACAATCAGCCAACTGCGCTCTGACTGGCACGGTTCGGGCCGCGCTGGTGGACACCGGCACGTACACCTACAACGCCGCGCATGAGTTTCTGACCAGCCTGACGGGCGTGGTCGGCACGGCGCAGACCATCGGTGCGACCAAGACCTACACCAACGGCGTGTTCGACGGTGGTGACGTGACTTTCTCGGCCGTGACGGGCAACACCGCCGAGGCGCTGGTGCTCTACATCGACACCGGCACGGCAGGCACGTCGCGCCTGGTGGCGTTCATCGACACCGGCGTCACCGGACTGCCGGTCACGCCCAACGGTGGCGACATCAATACGACCTGGAACGCGAGCGGCATCTTCGCACTCTAAAGAGGTAGGCCATGAGCGTCACCGTCGGACCCAGCGACATCGGCACGCGGCGCACGGACGCCGATGTGGTCGATGGCGTTGTGCAGTTCGCTGCCGTGGTCGATACGGGCAACGGCCAAGGTTACGTGCAGGTCCACACCGACTGGCAGACACCGGCAACGCTGCGCGACTATGCGGCACGGATCAACGCAGCCGCTGACTGGCTGGAGGCAAACTGATGGCAATCACCACACTCGACGGGCTCATTGCTGCTGCCAAGCAGCGGGTGCCGATCAAGAAGACCGCCACGCGCACCACGGTGGCCAACGGCTGGTTCAGCCTGTTCGACATTGCGGGCAATCCTGGCGCTGGCACGCTCGCGGGCACCAGCACCACCACGGGTGTTGTCCCAAATGACACCACGGCGGGCGTGCCCCTGATCGATGCCTTTGGCGGAGGAAACACTGGCTACCTGCAAAACGTCGAGTTCGCCTCGACGGTGGCCTGTCGCCTGATGATTTACGACCTGCTGTGGAAGGGCGGGGCGTATGCCTTCAACGCCAGCACCACCGGGCAGACGCCAGCGAGCTACAGCGCCCGCGTGCCTGGCGGCACCGATTTCACCAACACCGAGATTTGGGTCGAGCAGGTGACGGCGGCCACTGGCAACCAGGCCGTGAACGTCACCTACACCAACCAGTCAGGCACCACGGGCCGGTCTACGGGTGCGGTGGGTATCGGTGCGGCGCCGACCGTGGGCCGGATGTGGCAGCTTCCGCTGGCGGCTGGTGACACGGGTGTGCAGGGCGTCACGGGCGTGGCGGGCACGGTGGCGACAGTTGGCACCTTCAACGTGCTGGTGATCCGCCCGCTGTGGTCAGGCCGGGTGATTGCGGCCAACTTTGGTGACCTGCACGACTACATGCGGGTGGGCCTGCCGCGCATGTTCGACACCTCGGCGTTGGCGGTGTGTGTCAACGCTGACGGCACATCGAGCGGCCTGCCTGAGCTGATGCTGACCATCGCCAACGGGTAAGTCATGGCCGCGCCCAACCTCGGCCAAGGCATTGACCGGGGCAACTACCGGCGCCGCAACGGCATTACGCCGCCTGCGGTGCAGGGCAAGGCTGCGGGCGCCGTTGCGCAGACGGTCTTCTTTGAGGCGGTCACCGCCGGCGCGGTGACGCTTCAGCCGTCCAGGCTCGACAACGTCAATCAGTTCTTCGGCACGACCGTCGCGCCCGGCGCCGTCTCACTGGCCGCGCCGCTGCTTGCGAACAGCCAGACGTTCTACGCGCCCACGGTGTCCCTGGTCGGCGGCGCCACACAGACACTGACGGCCAGCCGCTACGACAATGCGCAGACGTTTTTCGCCGCAGCGGTAGCACCCGGCGCGGTGGCGCTGTCGCCCGTCAGGTACGACAGCGCTCAGACCTTCTACGGCCCGACCGTCACGCGGGGCGCCGTCACCCTTAGCGCCACGCGCTACGACAACGCTCAGAGCTTCCTTGCGCCTACGCTGACCACGGGCGCGGTCACGCTCACGGCGTCCAGGTTCGACAACGCACAGACGTTCTTTGCGCCCACGGTCGGGCGCGGTGCGGTCACCTTGTCGGCTGCACGGTACGACAACACGCAGGCGTTCTACAGCCCCAGCGTGGCGTCTGGTGCGGTCACGCTGGCGGCGCCGCTGCTGACCAACGTCAACGCTTTCCCTGCGGCCACCGTCACGACTGGTGTCGTCACGCTGCAGCCTAGTCTGCTGATCAACGGCAGCCAGTTCTTCAGCGCGACGGTGGGTGCGCGCAGCGAGCCCTTCGGCCCGCCCGACTGGAAGTACCGGGTCAACACAGGCGGTGGGCCCATTGGGTCCATGGGCCCGTTCACGGTGCAGCGCAAGCGCAGGCGGCCACTGCCTGTCGACCAGCAGCAGGAAGACGCACAACCAACGGCCGACCCGTGGGACCAGCAGTTCCGCGAGATCGCCCTGGCCGAGGACGCTGAAATCAGCGAGTTCCTCTTCGGCCTTGTCTCATCAGGAGTTCTGGATGGCCACGTATAGCAAGTGCATCACCACGACCGAGCTGTTCAGCCCCAAGGATGTGGCCGAGCTCGAGGGCGAGATCAAGCGCATCGGTGGCAACGGCAACGCCGCGGCCATTGCGGCAGCCAAGGCCATCATCGAGCGGGCGCAGCAGATGCGCACCCTGATCATGGATGCGGCGGGGATGGTGCAAGAGGCACCAGCGACTGAGGCCGCCACCCCCGTCGAGGAAGAGGACATCACCGCCAGCAACCGCCGCGTGCCCATCGTCGGGCGCAACACCACGCTGCCCGCGACGACCGGCTTCGACGCTGTCCGCATCAAGCTGCAGGACGATGCGCTGCGCATGAGGCGCGTGCTCGACGCGGTCAAGGCCAAGGGCGGCAAGGTCACCGAGGCGCAGAACTTCTACGACGCCAACACCCTGATGCCAGGCCGCATCCAGGCTGCGGTGGAGGACTTCCGCATCGACGTGCTGCGGCCGATGACCGAGCGGGCGATCAAGGCCGACATTGAGATGGACGAGCTGGCCATCTACGCCTACGCCAAGCACGCCAAGGAGCGCAACGCCTACATCGCCAGCATCAACCCGCGCCTGCCTGACGGTGGCTCTGGCATGACCAACGCAGACGCCGCCGCGATCATGCAGCGGGTGGCCCAGTCGGGCAAGCAGGCCGACTACGATGCGCTGCACGCTGACCTGATGTCGATCACGGCCACCACCCGCCAGCTCATGCTGAACGAGGGCCTGATCACGCAGGACGAGTTCGACGCCATGGACGGCGCCTACGAGTTCTACATCCCCCTGCGGGGCTGGGAGAACGTCGTGGAGGAGACCGGCGTGGCCCGGCCAGGGGTGGGCCGCGGCGTCAACATCCGGGGCCAGGAGACGATCCGCGCCCTGGGCCGCACCTCGCGTGCGGGCGGGCTGATCGAGAACGCCATCCGCGACTACGAGCGCGTGATCCAGCGCATCGAGAAGAACGACGTGGGCAAGGTGCTGCTGGACTTCGTGCTGTCCAACCCCGACCCCGACCTGTGGGGCGTGGACGTGGTCAAGAGCAAGCCCACCTTCAACAAGGCGCAGGGCGTCGTGCAGTTCACGTCCAACGTCGAGAAGGGCGAGGACACCATCGGCGTAAAGGTGGGCGGCAATCAGGTCTACATCAAGCTGGCCGACCCCGAGCTCGCTCGGGCGCTGCGCCAGGCCTGGAGGGACGAGACGAGCGGAATTGAGCGGGCCACCATGGCGGTGACGGGTGTCTGGAACAACTGGATGCGCGCCGTGCTGACCCGCTACAACCCGGCCTTCGCGGCGATCAACATCCCCCGCGACGCTCTGTGGTCGGGTTCCATGGCCGCGCTGGACGAGCTGGGGGCCAAGGGCCTGGCGCGCTACACGCTCAACTTCGGCAAGGCACTGGTGGCCTCCACCAAGGCTGAGATGGGCCTCAAGGCAGACCCGCTGTACGAAGAGTTCCGCACGGCCGGCGGCATCACGGGCGGCTTCTACATGCGCTCGGTCGAGGACATCAAGAAGGATCTGCAGCGCGACCTGATGATGGCCGGGCCGAAGTCCAAGGCCTACCCGCTGAAGGCGGCGCGGTTCGTCATGAAGGCGCTTGAGTTCCTGGGCTCGGCCAGCGAAAACGCCACCCGGTTCGCGCTCTACACCGCCGCCAAGGATGTGGGAAAGACCCGCATCCAGGCGGCCTTGCTGGCCAAGAACGGCACCACCAACTTCAACCGCAAGGGCGAGTGGGGCGGGGCGCTGAACAACCTGTACCTGTTCTTCAACGCCGGCGTACAGGGCACCACGCAACTGGCCAAGGTTGTGAAGAACCCTGCGGTGTTGTCGACTCTGGCGGGCGTGGCTGGGGTGAGCGCGATGCTGGCCCTGTACGGCGCGTCTGCGGGCGGCAGCGACGACGACGGTGAAGCCTACTGGGACAAGGTGCCGGGCTACGAGAAGGAGCGCAACCTGATCATCATGCTGACCCCAGGCGATCCGCTGGGAGACGGCATCAACCGCGTGGGCAAGCGCGGTCGGTTCATCAAGATCCCCGTGCAGTACGGCTTCAACATCTTCCCCAATCTGGGCTACATGACGGCCGACGTCTGGCGCAACAGCCAGGACAAGTCCCGCGGCGTCACGCCCACCAAGGCGGCGCTGCACATGACATCGGTGGTCTTCGGGTCAGTCAACCCGTTCGGTGGATCCGTCGACGTCACCGACGGCGTGCAGGTGCTGCTGGCTGCGATGCCTACGCTGTTCGACCTGCCGGTTCAGCTTATCACCGAGCGCAACACCTTCGGTGCGCCGGCCTCTCCGTTCAAATCGCCTTACGACAACAAGCCAGACTCGGAGCGCATGTTCCCCTCATTGCGGGGCACGGGAGCTCAGAAGGTTGCCGAGAAGATCAACGAGCTGGGCGGCGGCAACGCAGGCAAGGCTGGCGAGATTGCTGGCATCGAAACCTCAATCGCACCCGGCACGATCAAGACCTTGATTGCCGGCACCACTGGCGGCCTGGGAACCTTTGCGGATCAGATGGTCGACGCAATCATCGCCATGAGCAGCGACGACGAGAACCTGCGCGCCAAGAGCATGCCGATTCTGAACCGCTTCTACGGTGAAGTGGACCAAGACGCCACGATCAAGATCGCCTCAGACCGCCGTCGAGAGGTTGACAAGGTCGATGATGAAGTGAAGCAGCAGAAGAAGGACGACATCGAAGCCGTGCTCAATCCCGAAGAGAAGCGTCTGATGACATTGGCCACTTTGCAGGAGCAGCAGCGAAAGCAGATGTCCGCGCTGCGCAAGGAGGAGATGGGCGTCATCAAGAACAAGGAGCTCACTGAGGCCGAGAAGAAGGTCAAGCGCAAAGAGATTCAAGTAAAGCGCGACCGCTTGGCCATTGAGTTCAACGATGCCTACAGGAAGAGCTACAGCGAGAAGTAAGTATCAGCATTGTGAAAGGTAGACCATGATCGACATCCTTGGCGGCGGCATCCTGGGCTCGGTGCTGGGCGGGCTTTTCCGTCTGGCACCAGAGGTGCTGAAGTTCCTGGACCGCAAGAACGAGCGGCTGCACGAGCTCAAGATGTTCGAGCAGCAGTGCCAGCTCGAGGCCCAGCGTGGCCAGCAGAAGCTGCAGGAGATTGGTGCCCAGCACGGCATGGCCGTCGATGTCGGTGTGCTGGACGCCTTCAAGTCAGCCGTCGAGCAGCAGACCGAGATGGTCAAGGCGGCGGGCGGCTGGGTGGCCTCGCTGTCGGCCAGCGTGCGGCCGGTGGTGACCTACTGGATCCTGGGCCTGTGGTCGTTCGTCCACGTCTGGTTTGCGTGGAATGCGTGGCTGGCCGGCGCCTCACCCAAGGAGGTGTTCGTCGCCATGATGTCTGCCGACTTCGCAGCGCTGGTGGCGGGCACCATAAATTTCTGGTTCCTGGACCGCACCCTGAAGCAGCGCGGCCTGGCATGAAGCTCGACATCGCCACCGAACTGTGCAAGCGGTTTGAGGGCCTGCACCGGGTCGGGCCGGACGGTCTGATCTACCCGTACATCTGCCCGGCCGGCTACCCCACGCAAGGGTACGGCACGGTCTACCGGCCCGACGGACGCAAGGTGTCGATGGACGACCCGCCCATTACCCGCGAGACGGCCCTGCAGTGGCTGGTGTCAGAGCTGCTGCACACCTACGCACCCGGCGCCCTGCGGCAGTGCCCAGGCCTGCTGCCGATGGCCCTGGCCACGGGCGATTGGCGGGTGCTGAATGCGATCGTGGACTTCGCCTACAACCTGGGCGTGGGCCGGCTGCAGACGAGCACGCTGCGCCGCAAGATCAACGCCCAGGACTGGGAGGGTGCGAAGGAGCAGCTCATGCTCTGGACCCGCGGCGGCGGCCGGGTGCTGCCCGGCCTGGTGCGCCGCCGTCAGGCCGAGGTGGAGCTGCTGCCCTCTGCCCGGTCGTCGTAGGTCACCGTCGAGGTGTCGCCCAGGCGCCACTTCGCGGTGTTCTCCACCCGGTAGGTCTTGGTGCAGACCTTGAAGTCGGGCGTCTTCAGTTGCGAGTGCGTGAGCGACGGGTCGAAGAACCGGCACCGGTTGTTCGGCTGCAGGGCGAACTGCCCGTTGTCCAGCGCCAGGACGTTGTAGCTCTTGTGCTCCTCGGGCGTCTCGCTGAACCCGAAGTCGGGGATGCGCGGGTCCGGGTTGCAGTTGTCCAGCGTGAAGAGGTACTCTCCGCCGTGAAGCTGGCGGTCCTTGCCGAAGAACTCGGCGCGCAGCCCACGCAGCAGCGGCTTCTCCACCACGCTGACGTGGTAGCTCAGGCAGTCCCAGATCTGCAGGACGTCCAGCGGGAGCGGGTCGCTGTGCTCCTCCTTCCACAGGAAGGCGCTGATCGGCAGCTTGTCGTACAGGGCGCCGAACTCGGGCAGGTAGGTCTCGAAGCGGAAGGCTTGGCCGCGAATGCTCTTGACGCTGACCCAGACGCCCTCGACCAGCTCGCCCGTCCTGGCCGGGTCGTGGTCGTACAGGTACTCGGCGCGGATCCAGACCTTGTGCGGGGGCAGGGGGGTGACGAAGTTCATGTCGCCTCCTTCGCCCGCATCCAGGCCGGCAGCACGGGGTAGTGCTTGCCGTCATGCGCCACCAACACCGGCTCGGCGATGTCGTCGTTGCGCACGACGCTGCAGCCATGCACCTGGGCTGGCTCCATGTCGGCCGGCTGGCCGAGCTCCTCGGACACCTGCCGCATCCACCAGCCCGGGGCGGCGATGACGGGCAGCGGGGTCTCGCTCCACTCATTGGGCGGGACGGTCTCCTTCAGCGCCTGCAGCGAATGCAGGACGTTGGCGATGGCAAAAACGGTACTCACGGGGTCTCCTTTTCTTCAGGCTTTGTGAACGAAACCAGATGGCATTGTGAATTCCTGGGGACAATCTCAGGGACAATTTGTGGGAAAGGCGGGGAAGCCAGGGGAAACGATCCCTTTGAAATCAACGACTTACGTCCCATTGGTTCCCCCCAATTCCCCCCCTGCTTGGGTTCGAGTCCCATCAGCCACCCCACCTTTTTCCCATATAAATCAAGCACTTACGGGGAACCCAGGGGAGCCTGGGGACAATCCGGGGACAATTGAGGCTTCCAGTCTCGCCATCTCCGCAGAGTCCCGATCGCCGTCGATCCACTTGGCGTAGGTCTTGAGAAACATCTCGACGCTGTGGCCGAGCTGCTTGGCGCAGAAGGCCGGCGTCATGCCAACCATCAGCATCGCCGTGGCGTAGGTGTGCCGGCAGTTGTAGGGGCGGCGGTAGCGCATGCCCAGGGCCTTGAGCACTGGCTCCCAGTAGCTGCGCCGAAAAGCCCGCTCCTCGTGCCAGCCCACCCCGTAGCGGGGATCGTGGAACACGCGCCCGTCCTCGGCCATCTGGGTGTGCTGGCGCTGGCGCTGTAGGGCCGCCAAGGCCCGGCTGTTGAGCCTGACCGTGCGAGCGGTGTCGGTCTTGGTGCTGTCCTTCTCCTCGCCCCTGACCACCGTCTCGGCCACCAGCACGGTGCCGGAGGCCAGGTCAACGTGGCGCCAGGCTAGGCCGAACATCTCGCCCGTGCGCATGCCTGTCCAGAACCAGAACTCGACCATGTTGGCCACCTGGCCCGGGTGCCGTTCGGCCATCCTGGCGATGATCTTCTCGCGCTCCTCGGCGCTGAACGGGTCCGGCGTGGGCTTCTGGTACTTGGCGCGCTTGATGCTGGACACAGGGTTATCCCTGAGCACCTTGTCGGTGACGGCCAGCTCGAGTGCGTCACGCAGGACGCTCACGTAGTTGTTGACGGTCTTGCCCGACAGGCCCGCCTTGCTGGCGATCGCGATCTTGATGTGGCTGGACAGCAGCTTGCGCAGGGGCAGGTCGCCCATGGCGCCGCTCTTGGGGTCGTCGTAGGGGGCAGCCTTCCAGAACTTGATCGCGCTGCTGTAGCCGGCCTTGGTGGAGTTCTCGATGCGCTGCCCGGCCAGCCAAGTGTCGAGCTGGTCTGCGACGGTCAGGCCCGAGGTGGTGCCAGAGGCCGGGAAGTACTCGGCCATGACGAACACGCCCAGCCGGATCTTGTCGTGGATCTCCTCGATCAGGCGGGTCGCATACTTGCGGTTGGCCACCGTGGGTGCCAACGGCTTGTTGTCGACCAGCAGCGTCTTGCGATACCGCTGGCCGTCGTATGTGAAGTTCAGGCGGACGCTGCCATCCCTGACCTCTACGCCATTGCTCTTTCTACCCACTTTTCGTACCCGTCCATGTCGATGAGGATGTGGCCGTCGGGGGCGCGCCGGTATTGCTTGCCCTCAAGCCAGACGCCTTCCTCGATCTTTCGGCGCACTGCTTTCTGGGTGTAGCCGGTCAGCCGCTCAAACAGGGGCAGGCGCACGTATCTGGTCGCAGTCACGGCAGCAACCCCCAGCCAAACTTTGCGAGCTCGTAGGCCCCCCGGGCCACGAAACCGATTGCCACTAAGCCACCGGCCCACACCGTGGCCAGCACCAGCAAGTCCAACAAGTCTATTCCTTGGCGTCTCATAGCCCTTCCTCCAGCTCCTCGACCAGCTTCTGCAGGTAGTGCTGCGCCTTGCCGATCTCCTTGAGCTGTTCGTCTTTGGTGCCCATTCGCATGATGTACTTCAGCGCGTTGCCCCGATAAAACCCGATGCGCTGCTCACGCGGCCAGGTGTCGACCACGTCCCATGGCTCGACGGCCATGTCCTTGTAGTGATTGCCACCCACCTGGGTGGCGTTTGCGGAGATTGCCATTGTGATAGTTTACCCTTGTGATATTCAGAATGGAATAGGGTCGTGAATCCATTCGTCGCACCCGGTCTTGATGACGTCGGCAGGCGGCGTTGCGTTGAACATGGAGCACGTCGTCGGGCCGTGCGCCGTGGCGTAGTGCTGGCAGGTGAAGCACTCGACCGTGATGGACTCAAGCGCCTTGAGCTCGCGGCGGAAGAGATCGCGCTTGATCTGCAGTTCCTGGCGGTTCATGCTTGCCCCCTTGCGCGGATGGCAATAGCGCAAGCCTGCGTCCATCCCATCTCGTTGTGGTCAACCTTCCCCGTGGCGTATTCGGCATCAACTTTCTGGTCACACACCTTCGCACACGCCTCGCGCTCGGCAGCGGCGACAAGGGCGGCGAAGCGTTCAATCTCATCTGATGTTCCGGCGTAGTACGAACTGCGATAGTTGTAATCGGCTGGCATTGAATCAATCCCAGCCTCCCGCGCCATCCCAATGATGTCGTCGCGTGTCATGCTTGTCCCTCCGTTTTGGCGATGGCGGCGCGGGCTGCTGGTTCACCTGTCAAATACTCGTTGTTGTTGAGTAGTACCTTCAACGCCTCCAGCAGTTCGTCATTCACCGCGTGCAGGCGGCGTAGTTCGGCGGCGGCTTCACGGTGATTCGTTGGCTTGCCCAGCGCCCACGCCTCCAGCGCATCAGCCAGCCGCAGGGCTTCGGGTTGTGTGGTCATGCTTGCCCCCATTCGTAGGACACCACCTGCGGGTACTTGTCCATCTTTGTGATACGGATCATGGCGGGCTTGCGCAGAATGTCTGCGTCGTACTCCAGCCACTCAATGGCCTCCTCGGCGCTGCCCGGGATCGCGTCGATCTTCGAGCGCGTCGCCCACCAGACCTCGGCCTTCTTGCGTGCGTAGCCCTGGTGTGACACGCACACCCATTCTCGCGCCGCCACCATGATGCCGTTGAGGTACTCCACCCGCAGGCTGGGCGGCGAGCCCTCCTTCTGGTGCAGCCGGTAGCGCACCTCGTCCACCGGCACCTCCTCAAAGAGCGCCTCCTGCTGGCTGCTCAGCACCGCCGCGGCGCTGGCCTTGTTGCCGTGCTTGATGCGCTCGGGCTCGGGAAACTTGAACCCGCAGTCGATGCACTCGGTGGCCGATGCCGGGTTCTGGCTGCCGCACTCCGGGCACAGCTTGGTCGGCGCCTCGCCCTTGCGCGCTGCGCTTGGCAGCCGGCCCTTGATCGCGTCCACCGGGCCCATGCGCTCGGTGGTGTCGGTGAAGTCTGCCCAGAGGCAGTTGTCCTTCCCGTCGGCCAGACGCATGCCGCGGCCGGCGATCTGCACGTACAGCACGGGGCTCTTGGTGGCGCGCAGCAGGGCGATGAAGTCCACCTGCGGCACGTCGAAGCCGGTTGTCAGCACGGCCACGTTCACCAGGCACCGGATCTGGCCCAGGCGGAAGGCCTTGATCAGGGCGGCGCGGTCGTGCTTCGGGGTCTCTGCGCTCACCACGGCTGCGTTCACGCCTCTGCGCACGAGGGATGCGCATACGTGATGCGCATGGTCGATGGTGACGGCGAACACCAGCCAGCGCTTGCGGTCGGCGGCGAGCTGCACGATCTCGTCGCAGGTGGCCTCGACCAGCTCCTCCCGGTCGGTGACCTTGGCGAGCTCGCTGACCACGTAGTCGTCGCCCGAGGTGCGCACGTCGCTGGCGTCCACGCGGGTGGCGGTGGGGGCCGGCAGCAGTGGCGTGAGGAACTGCAGGTCCAGCAGCTCGCGCATCGTCACCCGGGTGGCGACGTGCGTGAACAGCGCCTCGTCGCCTGCGGTCAGCCAGACCCCGTTGCCGCGGAAGGGCGTGCCCGTCCAGCCGATGGTGCGGGCGTGCGGGCAGGGGCGCGCCAGGTCGTTGAGGAACTGCCGCCACATCCCCGTCTCCTTGGGGTTGATGAGGTGGCACTCGTCGGCCAGCACGATGTCGATGCGCCCGAGGTTGAAGGCCTGCTTGTAGATGCTGCCGATGGTGGCGTAGGTGATCTGCCGGCCGAGCTGCTTGCGCCCGGCTGCGGCGCTGTAGATGCCCACGTCGGCCTGGGGCCAGATGGCGACGATCTTCTCGACGTTCTGCTCGAGCAGCTCCTTCTGGTGGACCAGCACCAGGATACGGGTGCCCGGGTACTCGGTGTCGGCGCGCTGCGCCAGGGCCGCGATCATCAGGCTCTTGCCGGCGCCCACCGCAGCCTCCACGATGGGGTTGCCGTCAGTGTGGCGGACGAACCAGGACCAGAGCTCGTCGAGGGTGCGGGATTGGTAGTCGCGCAACCTCACGCCACCACCTCCGCAGTCGTGATCCCCTGCTGGTGCAGGGCGCCCTTCATGCGGCAGGCCTCGGCGGCCATGGACTTGTGCTCGAGGCGGTGCAGTTCCACCGACGTGAGCGCGGCCTGGCCGTTGCCATTGGCGAACGTCTGGCCGTCGTGGTCGCGGTACAGCACGTCGCCGTTCAGCACGTCCGTCTGCTGGCCGACCTTCTCCAGCAGGATCGGGATGTAGCGGTGCCGCTCGCAGCCGGTGCGCTGCTCGTTGAACTCCAGATCCTGCTCGTGCTCGGCGCACGTCCAGCGGGCCTGGCCATTGACCTCTGGCGTGGAATGCGCGCACGTCCTGCAGTTCACCTCGGGCAGCTCGGTGCCGTGGCAGATCTGCGAGAAGTGGCACATCTTGCACTCGTACCAGGACGGGTCGTTGCTGACCCGCAGCGGCGGCTCGGCGGCCCGGATCACCCGCTCGGCCTTGGCGCGCAGCCGGGCGAACTCCACCGCGTCGAACTCCAGGCGCTCCACGTACAGGTCGTCGGTGTTCTTGCACACCGCCACGTAAAGGGCCCGCTCCATGCCGGTCAGGCCCATGTAAGTCTGCATCTGCGCCCAGTGCTGGGGCTTGGCGGCCTGGACCCGGCGCTTGACCAGATCGTCGAAGCTCTTCTGGTTGTGGGTCTTCATCTCGACCACATGCCAGGTCTTGGGCGCCTCGGGCACGCCCACTGCGGCGGCGTCCATGCTGCCGCCGAAGTGGTCACCGAGGTCGGCCACGCGCCACTGGGCGCCGTCGGGCGCGGTGGCGTGGACCTCCACCCCGATGGAGCGCAGGTCGCGCACGATGCGCGGCTCCTCGAGCTGGCCCGTCTGGAACAGGCGCAGCATGCGGCCCGAGAACCGCTCCTTCTTGGCCCAGTGAAAGGTCAGCCACAGGCGGCGCTCGCAGTTGTGGCCGATGATGCTGGCGCCCAGGTGCGGGCGGTGGCCGTCGTCTGCGGCAGCCTCGTAGGCGGCGAAGATCTTGGCGACGGTGCTGTTCAGGGGTTCTGGAATCGCAGCCATCACAGACCCTTCGCCACTGCGTGCTCGACGCTGCGGATGCGGTCCTGCACGGTGCCGCACAGGTTCAGCGCGTCGTTGACCTGCGCCTGGGTGAGGTGCAGCGCCCTGCCGTAGTCGGCGGCCGATCGGCCCATCAGGTCGCAGACCACGCCCATCACCTGATCGGCGTGCTCGTCGGGCATGTGGCGGGCGGTGGCCAGCAGCTTGATCACGCCCGAGTTGCGGTTGACGAACACCAGAAAGTCGGCGAACGAGTCGCCGTGGATGGAGCGGGCGTTCTCGACGATCTCCTCGATGGACTCGGCGGCCTGGGTGAGGATGTGCTTGGACTTGTTGGTCAGCATGGTGCAGGGCTCCTGCGGTGGTTGTACGGGCCAGCGTCCGGGGCAGGGCGCTCGCCGGTACAGGGGGCGGTTGCCCCCTGCAGGTCAGTCGGTCTCTGCCTCTCCGGCGCGCTGGATCGCTACGCCGGCGCGCACCGCAGCCACCAGGTCGTGCTGGCTGGCGAGCTCTGCGGTGTGCGAGGTGCGGGCGATGTGGTTCACCGCAGAAGCGCGGTTGTTGGACTCGACCAGGAACGTGGCGCCGTCGTCGCGGGTCACGCGGTAGATCTTGGTCTTCATGCCTCACCCCCTTCGGACTCGGTCACGGTCACGCTGACCGGCTTGGTCAGCACCGCGTTCACGCTGGCGCGCAGCACGTCGATGTGCGGGGCGGCCTGCTCGTAGGGGAACTTGCTCAGCGCGGTGATGCAGGCATCGACCGTCGCCATGGGCAGATTGATGGTCACTTCGGAAGTCACAGGGGTCTCCTGTAGTTGGGGGAAAGAAGAGGGCGGCGCAGGGCCGCCCAGCGGGACTCAGGCTGCGCGCTTGGCCCAGGGAGGGGCGGAGGTGCCAGCAGCGGCTGCCGGCGCGTTGGCGGGCGCCTGCGGGGCGCGGGCGGCCATGCCGGCGGCCATCGCCTGGCCGTGGACTGGGCTGCCACCGGCAGGCTTGAAGCCGGCCACCTCGTTCTGCGGCTCGTACTGGCCGGTCTTGTCCTCGCGGATCTTGACCTTCACGCCGAACGGCTGGTTGTGGAGCTGCACCGTGTCGGTCATGCGACCCAGGCCGATGGCCTCGCAGAGCTCGCGCAGTTGCTGCTGGCTGATGCGCTCCGCATCCGCGTTGGTGTGCTGCACGTTCAGGCGCGCCCAGACCTTGCGGCCGCGGTAGCCGTCGGAGAGGATCTCCACGGTCAGCTTGAGCGACTGGCCGTTGCCCGACTTCAGCGGGACGATCTCGCTCTCGGTGACCTGACCCACGTACCAGCCCGCGGGCAGGAGCTCGTAGTTGTTTTCGCGCTTCTCAACGCTGCTGGTGTCGAAGTTGAATTGAGCCATGATGGCTGTCCTTTCATTGGCAATGTGATATGCGGCGTGATTGAAAGCCCACGCGGCTTAGGCTTTTCCTGCTGAGAGAACCTTGTCTGCGATCAGGCGCAAGTTCGGCGGCTCGAACATGTCCAGCACGCCAGACCTGTCCTTTGCCTCGTACGAGTAATCCCTTGCGAGCTGAATCCAGCGAGTGGGATTGCCTTCTGCATCCTTCTCAACGCGGATTGCGCCGACGAAATCGAAGAAGTAGGCGATGCCTTGCTTCAGCATGTTTCCGGGCATTGAAGGCGAGTAGAGCAACGCCCCAGACTGCTCGTCCTTGATCTTTTCCTGCTTGCACAGGAAGACCACGTTTCGGCCTGGCAGATCGCGGAAAGCGCGGATCAGGTCCGTCATCTTCTCTGCCAATGCGCCGTAAGCCTGGCGCGGGTCTTTGGCGTTCTTCTTCTCTGCGTTCAGCACGACTTCCGCGATCTCGGAGATCGAGTCGAGCATCACCCACTTGAACGCTTGCCCTTCTGGGTTGTTGGCCACGAAGTCGTAGGCCTCGTACAGCTCATCAAGCGTCTTCACCTCAATCGCTGGGATGTCGAACTTGGACAGCGACAGCAGCCCAGACTCCGCGCTGATGATGATGGTGGGCTCACCAGTGGTTGAGCACAGAGTGGTCTTTCCTGCACCGCTGGGCGCGTGAATCAGGAACTTGAGTCCTGAGATCTGAGCGCTGTCGCGTGTTGATACGAGTTTGATTGCCATTGGTCGTCTCCAGTTGGCGGTTTAGGATTCCTTGACGAACACGCCTTCGGGGGACATCGTCCCGCGGCGGTCCTTGATCTCGTCGTAGGCGTAGGCCAGGGCCTGCGTCAGGTCGATGCCCGACAGGTCGGCCGCCAGGATCAGCGTCACCAGCACGTCGCCGAACCCGTCTTCGATGGCCGGCTTGTTGCCGCGCACCACCGCACCGACCAGCTCGCCGAGCTCCTCGACGGTCTTCAGGAGCTGCGCCTGGGGCGTGCTGTTGGGGATGATCCTGCGGGCCTCAGCCCAGCGGATGACCTGCATCTGCAAGTCTTGGAAGGTTGCAGCGGACATCAGATGGCCTCGATGGTGATGCTCGGCGTGGCCGGCTTGGTGGTGATGTAGGCGGCGGCGGCCTGAGCGTCGGCGCCTTCGAGCTTGCGCAGCGCGGAGACCGAGACGTCGGCCTTCCACTTGAACGCTGCGCTGGCAGCGGGGCTGAGCTTGCTCCAGTCGGCCTGGAGCTTGTCGGTGTCGACCTTGCGGTCCAACTTGTAGGTGATGGACACCTTGAAGCCGTTCTCCTTGGCGGAGACGGTGCCCTCGAGCATGTCTTGCTCTTTGAGCAGGATGGCGAGCTCGGCGTCGACCTCGCGGCGGGCTGCGACTGCAGCATCCTCGGCGCGCTTGGCGGCGATGCGGGCGGCGATCAGTTCGGTGAGAGTCATGGGCTTCATGGTCTTGCTTCCTTCGTTGTGCTGCATTTGCAGCGGTTGAGAACTTGTGCGATCAGTATAGCCATTGTGATGCTGTAGTCAACAGCATTGTGATTTATTCGGTGACAAATTGAGCGGAGAACCACTCCGGGAACTCCGAGCGCATCCACTCGCAGGCGCGCTGCTCGGGCATCGTGTTCAGCAGGCTGATGATGGCCTCGCGGGCCTGGCTCTCGCTGAACTCGGCGTCCAACTGCAGGTAGTGGCGCTGGCCGTACTGGGGGATCTCGCCGGGGGCGAGGCTGGCGGTCTTGACGAAAAGGCGGGTCATGGTGATCTCCTCAGAAGGGGGCCGGCTCGGCGTCCACCGGCGGCTTGGGTTGCGGGGTCGGCACGCGCTTGGGCGGGGGCGGGATGGTGGGGTAGTCCAGCAGGCGCACCGGGAAGGGCCAGGGCTTGCGCTGGACGGGCTCGCGCCCGTGGTGCATGGGGTTGGAGCGGCTCATGCGGCCTCCTTGAAGCGGCGTGCGATCATGCTGGGAACCCGCGCTGCGATCTCGCGCTCGGACGTGTCGGTCATGCGCTCGCGCAGCTCGTGGCGGGCCAGCAAGCACTGGCGGTTGCTGCCGTTGAGGATCAGCGTCCAGAGCTGGTCCACCGTGGCGTCGCTGAAGTCTTCCCAGTTGCCATCGATGAAGGTGGTCTGGCCTTCGGCCTGCTGCAAGTTCTGGTTCAACCAGTCGCATGTCGCCCAGGTGTCGGCGAGGAACTCGTCACGGGCGTCAGCCAGGACGGATTCGGGGTAGTCGTGCATGTTGGTCAGGCCGCAGTCGCGCTGGGCGAAGCCGATGAACGTGGGGCGGGTGGCGAGGGGGAGGGTCATGTCGATCTCCAGTGGGTGTGTCGATGGAGCAGACTGTATCACGATTGTGATATTGCTGCAGTAGACAATGTGATCATTGTGAAGTCGAGCGGCGCTGCAGGTAGTCCCGCAGGTGGCCAACCGTGTTGCTCCGGTCGAGCCAGACGCCGGAGAAGCGCACGCCGTTGTCAACCTTCTCGACGATGTGGACGCCGCCGCCGAAGCGGTACGGCTCCAGCGTCGTGTTCGGCAGCGCGGCGATCCGCTGGAGGAGCTTCGATTGCTCGGTGGTCATGGTGGTCTCCTTGAAGTTCAGGAAGCGAGCCACTCGTCGTAGCTCTTGAGCGGCGCACCGCCGCGGGTGATGTCGCCACCCTTGCCGTTGTCGGCGCAGGCCAGATAGATCTGGTACTCCTGGTCGTTGGTGCCGCGCACGGGGGTCTGCCAGTTGGCAGCAGGGAGGAGGGCGTCGTTGTTCATGGTGTGGTCTTCTGGTTGTGTGTCGGGGTGACTTCACTGGCATGCGCACGATTCATGCGCATGACTGAGGGGTCAGGCCCAGGCGCGCAGATGGTTGGTCACGAAGCCCTCGACGTGCGCCGTCAGCCGGGCCAGGTCGGTGCAGCCGGCATTGAGGCGGTGCTCGCTGATGCGGCCATTGCGGCCAATCGCCCAGATTGAAAACTCGGGGTCGGGCCCCGGCAAGAAGCCCACAACGACCCCGGCCTCGGGGGCGCGGGCGGTCTTGGCGGCGGCGTTGGCGATGTCGATGGCGTTCATGTTGTTGCTCCTGAGCTGTCGTTCGGGGTGTCGGCTGAGGATCAGTTCGGAACCATCTTGCCGGTGCTCCTGTAGTGCCGTGAGGCCAGAAGACTTACCCAACTCACTCCGTGCTATTGATCACCAACCGACAGCTCGACTGTATCACGCTTGTGATATTCAGGAGCAGGCAAGACCACACGTTTTTATCAACAATGTGATCAAGCGCAAGGTCACTTGCGCATGGCGTTGGCTGCAGCAATCAAGGCAGCCTGGGCCTGGGGGTCCATCGCGCGGAAGGCCTCGAGCAGCTCCTGCTCGGACTCCTGCGTCATCTTGTTCATCTGCCAGGGATCACCCGTTCCGTCGATGACCCATTGCGGGTTGCACTGCAGTGCGGCGGCGAGCTTCAGAAGACTGGGGGCGTTAGGTTTGCGCGAGGCGCCGGTGATCCAGTTGCTGATGGTGGCTTGAGTCAGTTCCATTTTGGCGGCGAGTTCGGTCTGTTTGTAGCCCCTGGCTTCTATGAGCCAGCGGATCCGTTCGCCTATCGTCGCCGACTTAGCCCACTTTGCAAAAGACCTATCAGATTCGACGGGTTTTTTCATGCTGCAGATCACTCTCGTTCTTCATTCGTAGAAACAACGACTTGCCAGACTTCACAAGGCTGATGGTCATGCAGTACACTGCCGACCTCTTTGTGATATTCACAACAAATTCACACATGCACGTCGATCAAGTCATCCATTTTTGGGGCACCCAGGTCGCGGCGGCGGCTGCGATTGGAGTCACGCAACCCACGATCAGCATGTGGCGCGCACGCGGCGCTGTACCGCGTCTGCAGCAGCTACGCATAGAGCACCTCTCAGGCGGACGCCTCAAGGCAGACAAAGCCATCCTGGGCCGTAAGCCAGTTGCTCGAAATTCTAGTCGCAAAGTATCACGCGCTTGATACCAGGCGCAATTGAGCTTGCGCAAGTATCACAATGCCCATATTTGACCCGGCACAGGCGGCCACCTGAGGGCGTGGGCTTCGCGGCTTCACCACACTCGCGCCGGGTCAACCTACATCTGTGAACCGCTGGAAACGAAGCCGGAATGATGACCACATCCGAGGTGTCTAGCTCACCAGGCGCCGTTGCCAACAGCGATTTCCTTCGCGAGTTGCTGCAGGCCGCTCCCAACGGCAGCGCCGTCTGGGTCAATGCGTTCATCGGCAACCCCAACGGGTCCGACGCCAGTTGGCAGGGCAAGCCCTACAACGCGGCCACGATGGTTCAGGAGGTCGACTCCTGGTCACGCCAGAACACCTACTTCTCGGTCGCCGCCATGCGGCGCGACTCGGACGGCGAGCTGCACCGGCGCAAGTCTCACTTCGCTAAGCTGCTGGCCCTGGTGGCCGACGACGTCGAGCCGGCAGATCTGCAGGGCACGCCAAGCTGGGGCATCGAGACCAGCCCCAACAAGCGACAGATCGGCATTTTGCTGGACAGGTCGGACCCGGACTGCAGCAACCTGGACTTGGTCACCCGCGTCGTCACCGCGATGGCCGAGAAGGGCCTGATCAAGGCCGACAGGTCTGGCAACAACGCGGTGCGCTACGTGCGCCTGCCCACGGGGCAGAACCAGAAGCCACGCGACTCGGGCGCCTGGCAGGTGCAGGTCGAGTACTGGAACCCGGCGAACCGCTACAGCCTCGAGGACGCGGTCGGCATCTTCGGGCTGGACCTGGACGAGCTGCGCCAGCAAGCGGCCGAGCACCGGCCCACCAGCACCATGGTCGAGGGCGAGCAGGACGAGCGCCTGCGCGTGCTCACCGGCAACATCCTGCGCGGCGAGGCGCTGCACGACTCCATCAATGTGATGGCGGCCAGCCTGGTGGCCTCGGGCGCCAAGGGCGGTGCGGTGGTCAACATCCTGCGCGCCATGATGGAGTCGAGCTCCGCGGCCAGAGACGACCGGTGGGCGCAGCGCTACCAGGACATCCCACGCAGCGTGGCCACCGCGGAGCAGAAGTTCCGCCTGCCGCCGCCACCTGTGGCCCAGGTGGTCGACCCCGAGACGGGTGAGCTCATCGATCAGCCGATCTTCACCCCCGTCTGGCAGCTCCTGTCTGACATCAAGCAGATCAAGTGGGTCATCGAGGGCTACCTCGAGCAGGACGCGCTGGCCATGGTGTTCGGGCCATCAGGCGTGGGCAAGAGCTTCGTCGTGGTCGACTGGGCCTGCTGCGTGGCCACGGGCACACCCTGGCACGGCAACGCGGTGGAGCCAGGCGCGGTGTTCTACATCGCGGGCGAGGGCCACAACGGACTGACCCGGCGCTTCGCGGGCTGGAGCAAGGCCCGCGGGAAGGCCATCACCAAGGACACCCCGCTCTTCAAGAGCAACCACGCCATCTTGCTGCTGAACCAGGCCGAGGCGGACAAGCTGGCCGCAGAGATCGAGCGCATGGCGGCCGCCACCGGCCAGGCCCCGCGACTGATCATGGTCGACACCCTGGCGCGCAACTTCGGCCCCGGCGACGAGAACAAGCAGGAAGACGCCAACGCATTCATCGCGGCCGTCGACCGGCTGCGGCGTCAATGGAACTGCACGATCATCATCGTCCACCACTCTGGACACGACATGGACCGCGCCCGCGGCTCGAGCGTGTTCAAGGCCGCCATGGACCAGGAGATCGCGATCAAGGGCGGCAACGGCAAGCTGGAGGTCATCTGCACCAAGATGAAGGACGCCGAGGCGCCGGCAGCCCGTGCCTTCAGGATCGTCCAGATGGGACTGGGGTTCCGCGACGACGCAGACGTCGAGATCCTCGGCGCAGCCCTGGAAGTCGACGGCAACCCGCTCGAGTTCAAGGTCGGCACCACCACCGCTGGCCAGCCCGTCACCGCCCTGCAGGTCGTCAAGGCGATCTACCCGCAGTGGCCAGGCACCCCCGGCCTGTGCTCCATCCTGGGCTGCTCCGAGCGCTCCATCAGCCGCCTCATGAAGGCCATGGGGGACAACGGCCTGGCTGTCAGATCCAAGTCAGGAAAGGGCTGGGAAGCGTCCGAAAAGGCGGTCAACGAGCTGTCCATGACGGGAGCGCTGCTGCTTAAAAATTAAGCAAATCATCTCGCCAATGTCTTGGCGAGATGTGATATTTCGATCTCGCCAGCGTCTTGGCGAGACGTGGCGAGACGAGGAAAAAATGAACGTAAGTGCTTGTCAGCAAACACAAATCATCTCGCCAGCTCTTTGGCGAGATGTTGGCGGGATCATCTCGCCAACTCGCCACACCCTTAAGGGGTGGCGAGATGTTGGCGGGCAGGCCTTTTGAGCCCGCCAAACTGCTCAAAAATGAGGCAACTCAAGGTCTGACCGGAAATAGGTTAGCAGTCACTAACATGACCCAGACGATTACCCTTGAACTGCCGTATCCGCCCACCGGCAATCACGCAACGAAGCACACCCGCACCGGCGGGCACTACAAGACGGCCGAGACCGTGGCGTATCGGGCCGCTGTGCTGCGATTGCTGGCCGGGATGGGGCTGGGTAAGGGTATGGCCAGAAAATCGATCCTGGGGCCTCTGGCGGGTCCGTTGAAGGCGTCTTGGGTCATCGCCCCACCCGACCACCGGGCCAGAGACCTCGACAACGTGCGCAAGGAAGCAGCCGATGCGCTCACCCTGGCCGGCCTGTGGGTCGACGACTCGTGCAAGGTGCTCCGCCAGGAGACCTTCGAGTGGGTGCCGCCCGAGCCGGGCGGGAAGGTGCTGCTGACGGTCGAAACGCTGAGCAACTGTACAGGCGTACAGTCTGGGATTTATGACTGCAAAAAACGTGCCTGATTGGGTCAACGAGTTGCTGCAGGTCTGGGCCGGCGGCGATTGGGGGCAGGCCAGACGGGATCTGGGCTACCCGAGCGTGTCGCCAATGTTCCGCGGCGTGGCCGACTCGGCCGAGGAACTCGAGGTCACCGGCTACAGCCCGCTGGAGGTGCGGGCGGTGCAGGCTGCGGTGGACTGGCTGCACGTCGTGCATGAGCCGCACTGGCGGGCGCTGACCCGCAGATGGCGCCCGTGGCTGCGAGACAGCCTGGCGGCCAGCCCGGACGAAGACCGACTGGTGCGCGAGGCCGCGCAGATGATCGCCGCCTATGTTGACAAAACTCTGGGGTGATTGGCTGGCGCCGGCATATAGGCATTGTGATAATCGGGACTTCATCAACTCATGGAGACGACCATGATTTTTTGGCGCAACTTGTTTCGCACACCGTCGCCCGAGATGCTCGCCGCACGCGAGCTCGATCAGGCCCGTCGCTCGCTGCTGGAGGCTCACTCCGCGGCCGAGTACGCCGACAGCATGATCTCCTACCACCAGGCGCGCATCGAGCGGCTGAACGAGTTCCTGGCGCAGGAGCGCGCATCGTGAGGCCGGGCTGCAATGGACCGTGCCAGCAGGGCAGGGTGAGTTGCCCGACGCCGGAGGCGTGCGAGGTTGATGCTGAAGAGCCCAGCTTCTACGGCCGCGAGCACTGGCGCGAGGTGCTGACCGATGCGGCGCTGACGGCCTGCGTCGCAGCTTTGGTGATGTTGGCGGCCGTGGTGGTGGTCTCGAGGTGCGCGGCATGACCGTCAAGCTCACCAGCGACCGCAGTGCAGCAGTCGACCAGGAGTACTTCTGGCGCCCGATGCAGACCTGCCCGGTGAGCACCAAGGTCCAGCTCCTGGGCCGTGGTGGCGTGGCCGTCTACGGCGCCTGGGACGGCAAGTCCGACTGGTGGCGCGGCTGGGCACCCTTGCCCAAGCGACCGGAGGGCATGCAGTGAAGCGCGACGACCGCAACCCGCCCGACAGCACGCGCCGCCGCTGCAGCAAGTGCCAGCAGAACCGTCCGTCTTTTGGCGGCAGGACCAACAAGATCACCAGGCTGTGGCGCTGCGTCACCTGCCTGTCCGAAGTCAAGCCATGAAGCCTTCATTCGCGGAGATCCGCGGCGTGCTGGAGTGCTGCGGACCCCTCACCATGAGGGAGGTCGCGCAGTTCTTCCCCGACGTCGACTACCGCCGCATCTCCTGCTTCCTGACCGCCATGCGCCTGACCGTCGTGACCAAGCAGGTCTACATCCAGTCCTGGACGATGGAAGGCATCGGACGGCCATACCCGCGCCCGGTCTACGCGCTGGGCAACAAGCCCGACGCACGCAAGCCCAAGCCGATGAACAACGCCGAGCGCCAGCGCCGCGCACGCGCCAGGCTCAAGCCGCCAGCGCTGCCCAACAGCGTGTTCGCCTGGAGGCCTGCATGAGCATCGTCACACCCGTGTGCGTGTTCTTCGCCACCAACCCTGACGAGGAGCTGACCAGCGAGGACATCGGCATCAAGTGGGGCGTCGACCCGAACAACGTCGGCAAGTCGCTGCGCTACGCCGAGCACAAGGGCTGGGTGCAGTCGACCAAGAAGCCCAACCCCTCAAGGCCCAGCAAGCAGATCCTGTTCTACACCGCAGGCCCGCGCCTGCTCAAGGAGATCGGTCAATGACCATCTACAGCAACGTCAAAGACACCACGATGCGCCAGCCTGCGGGCAGCTCCGGGCTGGCCTTTCGCAAGTCGTGCTCGGCCTGCGGCCAGCACAAGGAGATCCGCGGCGGTTCGATCTTTAGCCGACTGCGCCTGTGGCGCTGCGCGGCCTGCACCGACAAGTCGAGGAGCAAAGATGAGTGACTTGAGAACCGCCGCCCAGAAGATGCTGCGGGACATTGAGGATGGCCTGCCATTTGAGCATCTGGACGACGTGTCGGCGCCATTGTTGCGCGCCGCGCTGGCGCATCCCGAGCGCCACCTCACCGACGAGGTCATCGCCGACCTCTGGCACCAAAACGGCGGCTTCCACCACCACTTCGCCAGGCACATCGAGCGATGGCTCAAGGGCGGCGCATGAAAGAACTCCGCATCCGCGACGTCCGCACGACGGACAGGGAGCGCGAGAAGATGCGCAACCAGATGCGCAGACGCCGCGCCAAACACGGCTGGACCTCCCTGCAGGTCGACCTGGACATCGACGCCGCAGCCTGCCTGCTCTACCTGCAAAAGCAGTGGGGCTTCCCCTCCAGGCGCGCCGCAGTGCAGGTCTCGCTGCAGTACCTCGCCAAGCAGACCCGCCTCGGTCTCAGGGAGATCAAGCTGGGATTCGACCCAGAGGATTGACAGCAAGTATGTCAATGCTATAGTCCCCGCCGGGGCAGTCCGTCCCACCGATTCCAAGCCCGCCACCCGGCGGGCTTTTCACTTTTGGGCCCGGCCAACCTGAGCCGGTGTCCGTCTCCCATCGAGGAGGGGCGGCTCGGGCCCATCTACGTTATGACTGAGACGCCAAAGAAGTTCACCGGCAAGCCCCACGGCAAGTGGGGAAAGCTCGACGCAGCCCTGCGGCCGCACGTCGATGCCATGCTGGCCCTCTACATCGAGGGCATGTCCATGCGCCAGATCGTCGAGCAGCTCCAGCTCAACGTGACGGCCTCCTCGGCCCGCAACTACCTGAGCATCCACCACCCCGAGGACTACGACCGGGCGATGATCGAGCGCGCCCACGAGATGGTCGAGCGCAACGCCGAGGACGCCTCCATTGCCTCAGCCAACGGTGACTCATCCGGCCTGAAGACCGCCATCGAGACCCGCTTCAAGCTGGCCGCGCTGTATGCGCCAGACACGTATGGGGACCGCAAGCGGGTGGAGCTCACCGGCAAGGACGGCGGGTCCATCAAGCTCGAGGCGCTGTCCGATGACGCGCTGCTGAAGATCGCCGCCCAGGGGGCCGCCGAGTGATCAGCCCGGCTGCAGCCGCTGCCGAACTGCTGTCCCGCCGCAAGGCCAGGGCGTCGTTTACCGGCTACTGCGAGTACCGGCTGCCGCCGGACCAGAAGATGGCCGCGCACCACCACCTGCTGGCCGATGCGCTGGACGAGGTGGAGCGCGGCGAGTGCGATCGCCTGCTGGTGATGATGCCGCCAGGCTCAGCCAAGTCCACCTACGGGTCGGTCTACTTCGCCGAGTACTTCGTCGGGCGCAACCCCCAGCTCAGCGTCATCGCAGCCAGCCACACCGCGGAGCTCGCTGAGCGGTTCGGCCGCCGGGTGCGCAACGGCGTGGCAGACCAGCAGTTCAAGACCCTGTTCAACGTCGAGCTCGCAGCCGACTCCACGGCCGCTGGCCGTTGGTCGACGAACCATGGCGGCGAGTACACCGCAGTGGGCGTGGGCGGATCCGTCACCGGCCGCCGCGGCGACCTGATCATCGTCGACGACCCGGTGCGCAGCCGCGAGGACGCCGACAGTGAGCGCATCCGCGAGAAGACCTGGGACTGGTGGGTCAACGACCTGATGACCCGCGGCAAGCCCGGCTGCCGCATGGTGGTTATTGGCACGAGGTGGCACGAGGACGACCTGCAGGGCCGCCTGCTCGAGCGCGAGCCCGAGAAGTGGCGCGTCATCAAGCTGCCGATGATCGCGGGCGAAAACGACCCGCTCAAGCGCAAGCCCGGTGAGCGCCTGTGGCACGAGTGGTTCACCGACGAGATGGTGCAGCAGGCGCAGGCCGACCCGCGCTCGTGGATCTCGCTGTACCAGCAAGAGCCCAGGCCGACTGAGGGCGCGGAGTTCCGCCGCTCGTGGATCTGCCGGTACAACGACAAGCCCACGAAGTCGAACAAGGTCATCCTCGTCGACCCTGCTGGCGACCCGATGAACAAGAGCGGGGGCAAGCGCAAGCTGTCCGACCGCACCGTGATGTGGGTGGTCGCCCTGGCGCCTGACCAGAACGCCTACATCGTCGACGGCATTATCGACCGGCTGAACCTGACGCAGCGCGTGGACCGCTTGTTTGAGCTCCACCGCAAGCACAAGCCCATGCAGGTGCGCTACGAGCGCTACGGGATGATGGGCGACGTCGAGGCGATCCGCGCCGAGCAGGAGCGCCGGCAGTACCGATTCAAGGTCACCGAGGTGGCTGGTGCGGTTGAGAAGAACGCCCGCATCCGCCGGCTGATCCCCTGGTTTGAGGGCGGGCGCATCTGGTTTCCGCAGCAGCTCAAGTACACCGACGTGCAGGAGCGCGAGCACGACCTGATCCAGGAGCTGGTCGAGGTCGAGTACGCCACGTTCCCGGTGGGTCGGTTCGATGACGGCATGGACTGCCTTGCCCGCTTGGCTGAGCCCACGCTGATGCTGCCCTGGCCCGATGACGAGATGGACATGCCTGCGGGCGCGCAGGCCGCCTGGGCCGTGATGGACGAAGTGGCCGGCTATTGAGGAAACACCATGGACCCCAAAGACATCCCCCAAGACGTTGCCATCATGGTCGGCGATCAGCTCATGACGCCCGACCAGTTCGAGGCCATGAAGCGCTCCGAGGTCGAGCGCATGCAGGGCCTGTTCGTGCAGATGCGCGACAAGTGGGTCCAGCACCGCGCCCAGTCCGGCGTCGAGCGCCGCTGGCGCAAGGCCACCGACCTGTACTTCGGGGAGCGCGAGGAGTCCGACAACGCACTCGAGTCCACGCTGCGCAACGGCCCGCCCGCCCGCAAGGTGGCTGATGGCAACCGCTCCCGCGTGGTCGTCAACATCGTGCGGCCCAAGGTGGACCAGGCCACCGCCAGGATGTGCGAGATCCTGTTCCCGGTGGACGACCGCAACTGGGCGATCAAGCCCACGCCGCTGCCCGAGATGGCCGAGCGGGTGGGCGACAAGCGCGCCACGGTCGACCCGGCCACCGGGCAGCCCACCGGGCTGACTGCGGACCAAGAGGTCAAGGTCATCCTCGAGGCGGCGCAGCAGGCCGCCGAGGGCATGCAGCGCGCCATCGACGACAACCTGACCGAGTGCGGCTACAACAGCCAGGGCCGCAAGATGGTCGAGGACGGCGTGCGCCTGGGCACCGGCATCCTGTTCGGGCCCTTCCCGTCGCGCACCTCCAGCAAGGTCTGGCTGCCTCAGCCCGACGGCACGCAGGTCATGGAGATCAACGAGGGCATCGCCCCCGCGTCCGAGCGCGTGGACCCGTGGGACGTGTTCTTCGACCCGTCGTGCGGCAACGACCACCAGGCCGGCCGCGGCGTGTTCCGCCGGCGCATGGTCAACCGCAAGGCGCTGCGCAAGCTGGTGGGCCTGCCCGGCTACGACGCCGACGCCATCCGCGAGGTGCTGCGCTCGGAGCCCAGGTGCATCCGCGTGGCTGAGGGGCGCATCACCCGCCAGCCGCTGTACGACGACAGCTACGAGCTGTGGGAGTACCACGGCGAGGTCGAGCCCGACGAGATGGAGGCGCTGTCCGAGCGCACCGGTGACCCGCTGACCGACGTCGACTTCGGCGTGCTGGTGATGGTCAACGACAAGGTGATCGGCGCGCTGCCGTCGTGGGTGGCTGACAAGACCCTGCCGTGTGACGTCTGGTGCTGGCGCAAGGCCGACGACTCCCCCTGCGGCTACGGGCTGCCCGACGAGCTCGAGCACCAGCAGCGGGTGGTCAACGCCGCCTGGCGTCAGGTCATGGACAACGGCCGCAACACCATGGGCGGCCAGATCGTCATGAAGAAGGGCATGATCGTCCCGGTCAACAACAGCTACGAGATCACGCCCAACAAGATCTGGCTGGCCAAGGACGAGCTCGACGACGTGCGCTCGGCCTTCAGCGTCTTCGAGTTCAACAGCCACCTCGAGGAGCTGCTGGGCGTGGCCAACGCCGCGATGACGTTCGCCGACCAGGAGTCCAGCATGCCGCAGATCCTGGGCGGCCAGCAGGGCAGTGCGCCCGAGACCGTGGGCGGCATGGTCATGCTCTACAACAACGCCAGCGGCGTGCTGCGCCAGCGGGTGAAGCTGTACGACGACAGCGTCACGCGGCCGCACATCGCCCGGTACTACGACTGGCACATGGCCAACAACGAAGACCCGGCCATCAAGGGCGACTACGAGGTCGACGCCCGCGGCAGCACCGCCCTGGTGGAGCGCGACATCCAGAACCAGGCGCTGCTGAACCTCGCCAACATCACCAACAACCCGCGCTACATCCCGCATCTCAAGGAGCGCGAGGAGCTCAAGGCGATCCTGAAGGCCTTCAAGGTCAACCCCGAGGAGTTGATGAAGGACGAGGAGACCGTGCAGCAGGAGATTGAGGCCCAGGCCCAGCAGGGCATGCCCGAGGATCCGCGCATGGTGTCGGCCCAGATGCAACTGCAGGCCAAGCAGCTCGAGCTCGAGGACCGCAAGGAGCAGCGCGCATTCGAGCAGGCTCGCAACGAGTCCGACATGCAACTGCGCCGGGAGACGCTGGCCTACAACACCGCCCGCGAGCAGTCCGAGGCCGAGATCGCATCGGTGGACGCTCAGCTCTCCCGCGAGATCGCGATCGCCAAGATGCAGCAGGACGGCCAGATCACCCGCGAGGAGATGGAGTCCAAGTCGCGCCTGGAGCTGATCAAGATCTCCGACCAGCGCGAGCGGTTCAACGCCGAGGCGATGCTGCGCGTGCGCACCGGCCAAGGCATCTGAAGAATTATCACAATACAATTACCCGACGAGGTAGGAAGGAAAAATCATGCCCAATCTCTACATCACCGAGTTCGCGCAAGAGGGTGTCGATGCGCAAGGCCGCATCGTGCCGGTGGCGAAGGTGCCGGCCGTCACCGAACAGAAGGTCGTGTTCAGCACGAGCGCGCAGAGCGCCACGCTTGATCCGCTGACCACGCTGGTGCGGCTGCACGCCGACGGCATCTGCTCGGTGGCGTTTGGCACGAACCCCACGGCCACGACGAGCAACTTGCGACTGGGTCTGAACCAGACCGAGTACTTCGCGGTTCAGCAGAACTGCGGCCTGAAGATCGCTGCGATCAACAACACCTGACGCGATATGTTTCCAGTACCGACCCAAGGCTTGATGGGGGCGATGTCGGGTGCCGACATCTCGGCAGGCATCGCACTGGCGCTGGACTTCATCAACGGCGCCACGTCACTTGATCGACGCATCACCTTCTCCCGCACCAGCAACGCCACGCTGACAAACAGCAATGGCCGGGTTGCTTACGCGCCGCACAACCTGCTGACGAACTCGGAGGACTTTGAGGCTAGTGCGTGGACGAAGACGAACGCAAGCATTACTGCTAATGCTGCTGTCGCGCCCGATGGGACCACTACGGCAGATCGATTGATACCTGCGCTAAGTGCAACTGACGCTCGCGCTAGTCAAGCTGTTACTGGAGTAGCTGATACAAGATACACGCTTTCTGCTTATGGAAAAGCAGATGCTTTTAGTTCAATGCGCGTGTATGCCGACAATGGAGCAAGTTCATTTGCATTGGTGGCATACAACTTAAGCACTGGTGCTGTGCTGGCTTCAGCAACTACTGGAGGAACTTGGACAGGCGCGGCTTCAACCATTGAAAATGTAGGTAACGGTTGGTACAGGATTACGCTTTCCTGGCTTGCTACAGGTGCAGCACCAACCAGATCGCAAATTTGGTGCTTAAACACCGGCGACGGCACCTCGGGCATCTTCATCTGGGGAGCCCAACTCAACGTAGCCAACGCGCCGGTCAATCTGCTGACGTTCTCAGGTGACCTTGCAAACGCTGCTTGGACCTTAAACAACCCTGGCACGCGCACCGGAAACACAGATGTTGCGCCAGATGGGACGACGACCGCAGCCACAATAACGGACAACATTACCAGCAACTTTACCTCTGTTCGTCAAACAGTAACAGTAGCCAACAACAGTCAGCAGTACACCGCATCGGTCTACATCAAAAAGACCACATCGGCATCGTCATACCCTGGTTTGGGTCTCACGTTGTCTGGTGGCACCATAAAGTACGCCAGCCTTGCGTTGAACACTACGACAGGAGCAGCAACGGCTCGCACAGGCGAGACGCCGGATTTCATTACTGTGACGGACGTTGGCACGTATTGGCGAGTGCAATGGGCAATCACCAACAACACAACAGGAAACACATCACTCATAGTTGATGTGTACGCAGCAGTAAATATTGATGCAAGCGCTACGTGGACTGCTACAACGACTGGGTCAACGGTAGCTTGGGGCGCTCAACTCAACACCGGCTCCACTGCTCTGCCCTATGTAGCAACGACCAGCAGCATCTATCTGCCGCCGAGCTATAACAGCACAACACCCAAAAATCTCCTTGGCTTCACGCAGGAGTTTGACAATGCGGCGTGGACGAAATCAACGGTAACCGTATCGGCAAATGCTGTAACAGACCCCAATGGCACTTTAACCGCAGATCGAGTTACTCCAACAGGTACTGCGGTTTATGACTCTCGCGTATTCCAGCCAATATCTGCTATATCAGGCGTAGTTTACACACTGTCTGTGTGGGCAAAATCCTCAGCATCAAATCCAAGTTTGACGCTTGCATTGTTAAATTGGGGGGGTCAGACATTTTCGCTTACGTCAAACTGGGCTCGATATTCTGTATCAGTGACGGCAGCGTCCACAATTTCAGCAAACTTTAATATTTACGCAGGTGTAGTTAACCCAACTAACGGAGTGGTCTCATCAATTAATGAAGTTGACATCTGGGGAGCCCAGCTCAGCAACAGCGCCAGCGTGGACAGCTACGTCTACAACCCAGCCGCTGCGCCCACCAGCACGGCCTACTACGGACCGAGGTTTGACTACAACCCGACGACGCTGGCGGCTAACGGGCTGCTGATTGAGGAGCAGCGGACGAATTTGTTTTTGAACAGCGACTTCAATACTGGTGGCGCTGGGACTGGACTGGTTACTTCGTCAACAATGACGGGGCCGACGGGCGCAACAATTACTGCCGCGGCTTTTGGTCATGATGGAACAACTACATCGTTTTTATACAAAGGCACGGTTGCTGCCACAACGCAATATGCAATAAGTGTTTTTGTTCGAATGGATGACGGTAATGCACCTGTTTTTGGCTCCGCAACAAGTGATAGTCCGTTAAATGATTTTGCTTTAGTTGTAAGCGGCGCAACTTTTTCCCCATTAACCTTTACCATCCAAAATTTCGGTGGTGGTCTTTATAGGGTAGCCGGCGTTGTCACTTCGCAAGCCACTAACTTAGGAAATAACGGTGTTGTCAAATACAACACCAACAGCAATAGGACGTTCAAAACAAGTGCTTGGCAAATAGAAGCAGGCTCCTTTGCCACTTCTCTGATCCCCACAGTAGCCTCCCAAGTCACCCGAGCAGCGGACAATGCGTCGATGCTGGGGGATAACTTTGCGACTTGGTATAACCAGACGGAAAGCACTCTGTCTGTGCAGTGGTCTCAATATGCGCTGCCGTCAACTACGTCCAGAGTTGTGACGATTGATAACGGCACAGTCAACAGCATTCTTCAAATCCAATCGTCTTCGTCAAACAGGACTGGTGCGCTGGATGTTGGCGGCGCGGGGGTCTTTGCGTACAGCACCTCGGCTATCACGGTCAACGCAATCAACAAGGGCGCTGTTGCAATCAAGACCGCAGATTCGTCGGTGTCATTTGGCGGCACTATCACTGGCACCAGTACGACCGCGTACACGCCGCCTGCAATGAACACGCTGCGGATTGGAAGCAACGTCGGTTCTGGTCAGTACCTGAACGGCACTGTGCGCTCCTTGGCGTATTACCCCGTCAGGCTCCCGGCAGCAACTCTTCAGAGCATCACAGCATGACCGACGAAACCCTAACCGAGCCCGTCAATGGACTGCATGACTATGTGCTCAAGTTTGAGAGCGAAGAGCAGGCTGAGGCGTTGCTGTACAAAACAGTGCCGTGTTTGACTTCATTGTCCAAAGGAGAGCACTTTTCGTGGACGACACCTCGGTACAAGTCTGTGGACATGATCGGTCCTCTTGGTGAGTCTGAGGGCTACTTTGCTCATGTGCAGAACTTGTCCCCGGCTCCTGAGCTTGAGCGGTTCATCGCAAAGCCGCGCCCCGTAATCCAACCGAGAGCAGCGTATGCCTGACATGACCGACACCGTTGACACGCTAGAGGCACCTCCCCTTGCTGAAACCCTAACCGAGCCCATCGTCACCGAGGGCTACTGCGACTACATGGTGGTCTTCGCTGATGAGGATGAGGCCTATTCGGTCCTGTACGACTCAAGCACCGATGGTGAAGGCAACGTGACGCTGACGCCCAAGTTCACTGCGGTGGACATGATTGGCACGATCTACGAGCCTGCGCCTGATCCGGTGCCTGAGAACTACAAGCCGCTGCCGTACACGGGCTACCACGCCAACGTGCGCAACATCGGGCCAGCGCCTGAGCTGGATGTGTTTGTGGTGACGCCGAGCCCGGTGACGCCGCTGAGGGTGTGGGCTTGATCGAGGCCTCCATCACTTGCAGCCTTGGTCAGAAAAGTGAACAGGCTTGACTCGCGACTTCACAATGCTATAGTTCGCCCCGGGTCACTGTCAGTGCAGTTTCCCGTTCTCCCTGGCGAAAGCCCTTTACAGGTCACCACTCGGTGGCCTTTTTCTTTGGTGCGATGAAGTACGAAGACTTCCAGACGCCGACCTGGAAGCGGCTGACGCAAGGCCTTGAGCAGCGGCTCGAGGAGTTGCGTGAGCTGAATGACAACCAGTCCTTCGGCCCAGAAAAGACAGCGGCGATTCGTGGCTCGATCGCCGAGGTCAAACGAATCCTCGCCCTTGCGGACGACGCAAGCGCGGGGCAAGCGGTCTCCCCCGAGGAACTCCTTGGCGAAGACAACCCGGCCTGACGGCCAACCGTGAGACGAGAGCCCAATGTCAACCACCACACAGGAAAGAACCAACCCGCAGGACGAAGCCAAGAAGATCTGGGACGAGCTGGACGCAGAAGAGATTGGGAGAGACCCGGTCGCTGCAGAACGCACGGCCACAGACGAGCAACTGGAGCAGGCGAGCAGCCAGGCTCTTGCTGAACAGCAGCCCGCCCCTGAGGCCGGCACGCAGCAGCAGGCCGCCCCAAGCCCTGATCAGCAAGCTCTTCTGGATCGCATCTCTGGTTTGGAGTCATCTCTGAACCAGGCGACGCAGCGACTTCGTAATGCAGAAGGCCACATCGGCGGCCTGAACAGCCAACTGAAGCAGCAGCTTCAGACGGCGCATCAGGTGGCAAACCAAGGCGGCGATGCACCGTCAGCGAAGCAACTCGCTGATGCGCAAAGGTCCACCAAGGCGATGGAGAACCTTCGGCGCGACTACCCAGAGTTCGCCGAGGCGATGGACGCAGCGCTCGAGGAGCGGCTGCAGGAAGTGGTCAAGCGGATCCCGCAGCAGCCACAGCCTGTGCAGGCCCAGCCCTCGGTCACCGCTGACGACTTGAATCGCCTGCAGTCGGAGTTTGCGGTGGAAGTGCGCCACCCGGGTTGGAAAGAGACTGTGACGCAGCCTGTCTTCCGAGGCTGGCTGGAGAGGCAACCGAGAGAAGTGCAGATGCTGGCGGCGAGCGCAAGCCCGCAGGACGCTGTGCGACTCCTGGACCTCTACGCAGACGGCACGAAGACGTCGGCAGCAACAAGAACGCAGCGCCTGTCGGCTGCGGCGGCCATCCCTTCAGGCCGCTCTGGTTCGGCTACCCGGACCAAGGCGGTGGAGGACATGTCCCCGCAGGAGTACTGGCGCTACCTCGATGAACTTGATCGCCAAAAAAGGTAACCGATCATGACCATGCAGACCTATTCCCTGGTTCCTTCGCGGAACCTCATCATGGCCGAGCGCGAGATGCTCAAGCACGCCGAGCCCATCAAGGTGCTGGGCAGCTTCGGCATGCAGAAGCAAGTGCCCCAGAACAAGACCGACACGGTCGTGTTCCGTCGCTCGCTGCCGATCGACGCCGGCTCCAACGGCGCCCCGTCCGTCACCACCAGCAACTACCTGCTGCAAGAAGGCGTGACCCCCTCGGCTCGCACCATCACGTACCAGGACGTGCAGGTCACCCTGCAGCAGTACGGCGTGCTGATGAAGCTCTCGTCCAAGGCCGAGTCCATGTACGAGGATGACATCCCCGGCGACATGACCAAGCTGGTGGGCGAGCACATGGCCACCATCGAAGAGCTGATCGCCTACGGCGTGGTGCGCGGTGGTACGAACGTGGTGTTCGCCAACGGCGCTGCCCGCAACGCGGTCAACACCGCCATCACGCTGAACAAGCTGCGCCAGGCCGCTCGTCAGCTCGAGGCCGCGCACGCCAAGCGCGTGACCGAGAAGCTGTCCGCCGGCCCGAACTTCGGCACCTCCGGCATCCACCCGGCCTACTTGGTGTTCATCCACACCGACATGGAAGCCGACATCCGCAACCTGGCGGGCTTCACCCCTGTCGTCGAGTACGGCACCCAGAAGCCTGTGCATGAGCGCGAGATCGGTGCGGTGGAGCAGTTCCGCTTCATCACCAGCCCGTACTTCCGCCCGTTCCTGCAGGCTGGCGGCACGGTCGCGGCGGGTGCATTCCTGTCCAACGGTGGCACCGCTGGCACCACGGCTGACGTCTACCCCCTGATGGTGGTGGCTCAGGAGGCCTGGGGTCAGGTGGCACTGAAGGGCATGGGCGCGATCCAGCCGATCTACCTGCCGGCAAAGCAGATCACGCACGCCAACCCGATGGGTCAGTTCGGATACGTCGGCGCGAACTTCTATAAGTCCGCGGTGCGTCTGAACGAGAACTGGATGGTCCGCCTCGAGGCGGCCGCTTCCGGCCTGTGATGTGACTGAGGGGGGCTTAGGCCCCCTTCTCTGAAAGGACTCTCATGCCCTACAGACTTACTCTCAACAGGACGCACGGCTTGGCCGTCAGCGATCGGTCTGCGCTCACCCGTGAGCTGGACACGCTGCGCGCCGAGCTCAACGACGTGCGTACCAAGTACGCAGCCCTTCTGGCGAAGCTGGACCTCGATGGTGGTGTCACCGACACCAACTACGCGGCCACCGTCGGCTTGGCTGCAGCTCAATTCACTGCCTGATCACGAAAGGATCTCACGATCATGGACAACCTCAAGCTCTCGCAAGGCGGCTCGTTCGCCCTGACCTCCGGCGGCCTGGCCGAAGGCACCAACGCCAACACCTACCAGACCGCCAACACGATCACCTTCGTGACCGACGGCGTGCTCCGGTCCAAGGCGGCCACCAACAACGTCGCGTTCTCTGCCGGCCACGCCACCGTGCCCGTGTCGAGCTCGTGCCTGTACCTGGTGTGCCTGGACTCTGGCGGCAACTTCTCAACCGTGGCCGGCCGCGCTGTGCCCACGGCTGATGTCACCGCTGGTGTGCGTGGCCTGGAGTGGCCGGCCTCGCCGGTTGGCGAGATCGCTGTTGTGGGCGCGATTCGCGTCGACACCAACGCCTCGGCGACGTTCACCCCTGGCGCGGTGGACCTGAGTGCGTCCGGCATCACCGGCACGTACTTCAACCTGTTCGCTGTCCCCACCCGGCCCCTGACGGCCTGATGAAAACTGGGGGCTGCCTTCGGGCGGCCCCCGGTGAACGCAACCCAAGGAGACTTTCATCATGGCAGGCAACCGCGTCAACAGCTACGAGCGACAGCGCACCATCGACTCGGAAGACGTCGACATCGTGGGCAAGGTGCAGACCACCAGCATCGACGACACCGCGGCCGGCAAGGCGGGCGGCAATGCGATCGAGGTGGACATGGACCGCGTCTACAGCTCCAAGCAGCTCGACGACGAGCAGTTCATGCGCGACGAGCTCGAGGTTCACTTCCACGAGCCGCAGTCCGAGAACGATCCCGCGTTCGTCGAGGTCAACGTCAACGGCGACTACAAGATGGCCGTGCGCGGTGACACCGTGCGGCTGCGCCGCTACCACGTCGCTGTGCTGGCCCAGGCCAAGCAGTCGCGGGTGCGCCAGAAGAAGATCGTGAACCCCGACGGGTCGATGGGCTTCGTCGAGGAGAACGTCCTGTCACTGAGCTACCCCTTCAGCGTCACGCACGACCCGAACCCCAAGCGTGGTGCGCCGTGGCTGAAGCAGATGCTGTCCACCCCGGCCTGACATGAACTTCCTGCAGCTCGCCCAGTCTCTGCGCCAGGAGTGCGGCGTCTCTGGTTCTGGCCCGTCTTCGACGGTCAGCCAGACGGGCGAGGCCAAGCGGCTGGTCGACTGGATCAATGCCGCATGGTTGGAGATCCAGGGTCTGCACGACACCTGGCACTTCATGCGCGATACGTTCAGCTTCCAGACGGTGGCGGGCACGGGCGACTACACGCCCACGGCCGCAGGCCTGAGCGACCACCGCTACTGGTTCAAGGACACGCTGCGCACGTACAAGACCGCGCTGGGCCTGGCCGACGAGCAGTGGCTGATTGAGTGGGAGTACCAGGTCTTTCGCAACACCTACCGCTTCGGGCTGCAGACGACGCAGCAGGGGCGCCCGGTGGTGTTTGCCGAGAAGCCCATGGACAAGGCGCTGATGCTGGGCAGCGTGCCCGACGACGTCTACACCGTGGTCGGCGAGTACCAGAAGAAGCCTACGCAGTTGTCTGGCGACACGGATACCCCCGAGATGCCCGAGCACTTGCACCAAGTCATCGTCTACAAGGCGATGGAGTACTACGGCTTGTTTGAGTCCGCGCCCGAGGTGCTGAGCCGCGCTCGCACCGGGTACGCGGCACTCAAGGGTCAGCTCGAGCGCGAGCAACTCCCGGCCGTCTATCTGGGCAACCCGCTGGCCTGAAGCATCGGACATGGAGAAGCTGCCTGCAGTTCAGTACGACCTGATCAAGCTCGCTGGCGGGCTGGATCAGATCACGCCGACGCTGTCACTGCCATCGGGCTTTGCGCGCCGTGCAGCCAACTTTGAGTGCAGCCTGAACGGTGGCTATACCCGCATTGCTGGGTATGACCGCTACGACGGCAGGGCCAGCCCGGCGGACGCCCGCTACAACGTCCTGACCTGCACGCTCACCGGCTCCGTTGCGGTGGGCAACACCATCACCGGCCTGTCCAGTGCGGCGACCGGCAAGGTGATTGCGATCAGCGGCGCCGACCTGATCATCACCCGCGAGACAGGCACGTTCTCTGTCAGCGAGTACATCTCGGTGTCTGCGGTCAACGTCGGGCAGATCACATCCATCGTCGGCGTCGTGGCCGACGGGCTGACGGACGCCACGTACAAGCTGCTGGCGGCCAACGATTACCGTGCCAGCATCGCCGCCGTGCCGGGCTCGGGCCCGATCCGCGGCGTGCGCTGGTACAAGAGCGACGTCTACGCCTGGCGCAACAACGCAGGCGGCACCGCACTGGCGATCTACAAGTCCACCTCAAGCGGGTGGACCGCAGTGAGCCTGGGCAAGGAACTGGCCTTCAGCGCCGGCAGCGCCGAGATCCTTGAGGGCAACACCATCACCGGCGCCACCAGCGGCGCCACGGGCGTCGTGGCCCGCGTGGTGGTGCAGTCTGGTACGTGGGCCACCAGCGACGCAGCAGGGCGCCTGATCCTGTCCAGCACTTCCGGCACCTTCCAGGCTGCCGAGAACCTGCAGGTGGCGGCCGCTACCAAAGCGGTGGCCGGCGGCGCAGCCACGCAGATCACGCTGTCGCCCAACGGCCGCGTGGAGACGGTGGTCGCCAACTTCGGCGGTGGCACGAACAACAAGCGCATCTACGGCATCGACGGGATCAACCGGGCGTTTGAGTTCGACGGCACGACCTATGTGCCTCTGAGCACGTCGATGAACCCCGACGTGCCGACCAAGATCGCCACGCACAAGCAGCACCTGTTCCTGGCCTTCGGCGCCTCGCTGCAGTTCTCCTCCATCGGCGACCCGTACTCCTGGGATCCGGTGCTGGGTGCGGGCGAGATCGCGATGAACGACCTGATCACCGAGCTGATCCTGCTGCCGGGTGACCAGAGCAGCGGGGCGCTGGCGGTCTACACCAAGTCCGATACCTCGGTGCTGTACGGCTCGAGCGAGGCCAACTTCGCGCTGTCCACGTTCAACGTCGGCACGGGCAGCATGCCCTACACCGCGCAGAACCTCGACCAGACCTACGTGCTCAACGAGCGCGGGATCATGGCCCTGGGCACGACGCTGAACTTCGGCAACTTCGCCACCGCTACGCTGACGATGAACCTGCGGCCATTCATCCAGGCCAACAGGACGCTGGCCTCAGCCAGCATCGTCAACCGCGAGAAGGGGCAGTACCGGGTCTTCTTCAGCGACGGTAATGCGCTGTACCTCACCATGGCCAGCGGCAAGTACATGGGCGCAATGCCGGTGCAGTACCCCGACCCTGTGCTGTGCGCGACTGAGGGCGAGAGGGCTGACGGCACCGAGACGGCGTTCTTCGGGTCTGACAACGGATTCGTGTACCAGATGGACACGAGCGCCTCGTTCGACGGCGAGGACATCGCCGCCAACATCAGCCTGGTCTACAACAACGTGCGCTCGCCCCGGCTGCGCAAGCGGTTCCGCAAGGCCAGCGTGGAGCTCACGGGTGACTCCTACTCGGTGTTCCAGTTCGGCGTGGACTTCGGCTACCGATCGCAGGAGATCGACCAGCCCGCCGACAGCACGCACGCCAACGACCTGCGGGCGGCCTTCTGGGACACGTTCGAGTGGGACAACTTCGTGTTCGACGGCAACGACCTGATCCCCAGCGAGGTGGAGCTGGCGGGCACCGCGGAGAACCTGGCCATCCGCATCTCCTCGGTGTCGAACCTGATCCAGCCGTTCACCGTGAACAGCATCATCCTGCATTACACGCCGCGGCGCGGTCTGAGGTAATCCATGCCAAGCAACGACTACTACGACCACACCACGTACCCGGGCCCCAACGCGCCAGGCTCTTCGGCCGCCCTGCGAGCCGAGCTCGACTCCATTGAGCAGGGCTTCCTGAAGCTGCCGACGCTGACTGGCAACGGCAACAAGGTGGTGGTGATCAATGCCGGCGGCACGGCCCTGACAAGCACGCTGTCGCTGTCTGGCCTGACGCTGAACAGCACGACGATCGGCGCGACCACGCCGGCCTCGGGTTCGTTCACCACGCTGTCGGCCAGCGGAGCGGCCAACCTGGGCAGCTCGGTCACGATTGCTGGCGGCACGATCAACGGCACGCAGATCGGCAACACGACGCCCTCAAGCGGCGCGTTCACGACGCTGTCGGCGAGCTCTGGCCTGACAGGCAACGTGACGGGCAACGTCACGGGCAACCTGACTGGAAACGTCACTGCAAGCAGCGGCACCTCCACGTTCAACAACGTCACGGTCAACGGCACGCTGGACATGGCCAGTGCGACCGTGGGCACGATCTCCGGGCTGCAGACGCCGAGCGCCAGCGACGATGCGGCCAACAAGGACTACGTCGACACCCAGCGCGACACGCGCCTGGCGCTGGCCGGCGGCACCATGAGCGGTGCCATCGCCATGGGGTCCAACAAGATCACCGGCCTGGGCACACCGACGTCATCGGCCGACGCCACGACCAAGACCTACGTTGACACGCAGGACGCGCTGCGGCTGGCGCTGACGGGCGGCACGATGTCGGGCGCCATCGCGATGGGCACGAACGCCATCACGGGTATGGCAGACCCGACCAACGCGCAGGATGCCGCGACCAAGAACTACATCGACACGCTTTTCGGTAGCACGGCCTCTGCAGCGGCCTCAGCCTCTGCGGCCGCGACCAGCGCGACCAATGCGGCCAACAGCGCCACCACGGCGTCAGGGCATGCGTCCGCAGCGTCCACAAGCGCCAACGATGCGGCGGCCAGCTACGACGCCTTTGACGACCGCTACCTGGGCGCCAAGGCCAGCGACCCCACGCTCGACAACGACGGCAACGCGCTGCTGACTGGGGCGATCTACTGGAACACGACGTCCAGCATCATGAAGGTGTGGACGGGGTCTGCGTGGATCGCGACCTACCTTCCGGCCTCAGGCTACCTGCCGCTGTCTGGCGGCACGATGACGGGCAACCTGACGGTCAACACCGGGGCCGACTCTCGCGTCCTGCTGCAGAGCAGTGGCACGACGCAGGGCCAGTTCCAGACCACTGCAAGCCAAGTGCGCGTGGCGTCCAACAACACGCTGCCACTGGTGCTGTCTACCAACGGTGTGGACCGTTTGACGTTTGACGACGTCGGCAACGTCACCTTTGGTTCAGTAACGGCAAGCGGCGCCTACACCTTCCGCGGCACGAACGCTGCGGACATGGTGGTGCTGGAGTCTCTTGACACATCGGCCTCTGCCGCGCCGGATCTGGTGCTCTATCGCAACTCGGCGAGCCCTGCGGTTGCAGACCAGCTCGGCGTCATCATCTGGCGCGGCAAGGACAGCGGAGCCGCTGACCAGCAGTACGCCCGGGTCGGCGCGGAGATTACAGACCCGACTGCTGGATCCGAGGATGCCGACTTGTGGTTTGAGACCACCGGGAACGGCGCAGCCGCCGAGCGTTTTCGGATTGGCTCGCTAGGTCAGCTCGGCATCGGTGGAGCTACCTACGGCACCAGCGGCCAGGCTCTGGTGTCTGGGGGCGGTTCTGCCGCCCCGACGTGGGCTGATGTCCTCACGGCCACAGGCACGGAGACGCTGACGAACAAGACTATCGACGGCGCCAACAACACCATCACAAACGTGACCCCCCACTTTCTACTCATGGCTACAGGAGTGATCTGACATGGCGGCTCAACCAGCTTACGCAAACGTCCCCAAGGCTGCGGTAACAGCAATCTCTACCGCAAACACCAATCGGGATGGCACCGGAACACTCGGCACTGTTTTTACGGCCGGGACCTCCGGCTCAAGAATAGACCGGATTGTTGTCCAGGCAACAGGAACGACGACCGCAGGAATGGTCCGCTTGTTCTTGCACAACGGCACGACGGCATTCTTGTATGACGAGGTGCCGGTAAGCGCTACGACACCAAGCGCAACAGTGCAGGCTTTTGCTGCAACGCTTGAAGCGTTCTCTGCTCCAAGGCTCATGCCTCTGGTCCTGCAGACTGGTTGGAGCTTGAGGGCCAGCACGCACAACGCGGAGTCATTCAACATTGTTGCAGTTGGAGGTGACCTGTAATGAACAATGGATTGTTGCCCATGATGGGCTTTCCCAAAGCCGACGGACTGTACTCGTCTGAAGATAAGGCGATTGCTCCTGCAGTTTTTGGTTCAGGGCAGTTTCAGATCTTTACTGCTAATGACACTTTTGTGGTGCCAATAGGTGTTTCTCGCATTCGAGTGACGGTAATTGGAGCGGGCGGCGGCGGCGGCTCTGGTGGAAACGGCGGAGCATCAACGGGCGGCGGCGGCGGCGGATGTGCGATCAGCGTTGTTGAAGTTTCTCGCGGCCAATCGTTCTCCGTCACAGTCGGTACTGGCGGCGCAGGCGGGGCATCCGCAGCCGGATCAGCAGGGGGAACTTCTTCTTTTGGCGGCCTGCTCAGCGCAACTGGCGGCGGCGGCGGAAGCTCAAGCGGTACGGCAGCAACGGGCGGCACTGGTAGCGGCGGCAATTTTGCCAACTTCACGGGCGGCGGTTCTGGAGCGACTTCTGGAAGTTACGCTGTTTCGGGCGGAGGGTCGAGCGCGACAATTTATGGCAACGGAAAAGCATCTGGCGGCACAACCACAGCCAATTCAGGCTCGGGTGGCGCAAGTATTTTCTACTCTAGTGTTTCTTACACCAACGTACCATGCGGCGCCGGGACCGGAGGTCCCAATGTTGTAAACACTACTAGCACTGTTAATAATTTTGGTGGTCCTGGATTTCTTGGTGCTGCGGGCCCGGCGGCGGTGTCTACTGGAGCTGCAAATGGCGGAAGCGCGGGTACGCTTGTGCTTTCTAACACTTTCTGGGGAGCTTTGGTGGGATCTGGAGGCGGCTCCAATGGTAATGGTGGGGGTGGTCCGGGCGGGCCGGGTGCTGGTGGCGCCGGAACTTTAACAGCAAGTACTGGCGGAGCGGGTGGCATTTTTGGTGGCGGAGGGTCTGCTTCGGGAAGCTCCAGTCTCGCCACAGGTGGCGTGGGAGGCCCCGGTGGCGGAGGCGGCGCCGGCATGGGCGTTGGTGGTGTCGGCGGCGCAGGCGGTGTGGGCCTTGTCTTTGTGGAGTACTGACATGAAAAAAGCCTGGATTGAAAACGCTCGCATCCGCGATGTTGCCCCTGGAAACCCGGCCGATCTCTATGTGCCGGAAATCGCGCAGTTCTACGACACTGACGTCCCAGACGATGCTGCCAACGGTGACGGCTGGGTTGACGGCCAACTGGTCAAGCCCACGCCGACGCCGCCTGCGCCACTCCCGCCCCGGAAGTGGTCTGACGCAGACGTGCGCGCGGGCCTGTCCCTGGCGGAGCGCGTGAAGTGGGACAGCGACTCCAGCAACACCATCAAGACTGCCAAGATCGAGATGGCCACGCCGCAGGAGCTTGCGCACACCACCGAGGTGCTGCAGATGCTGGTCGATGCCGGAGACATCAGTGCGGCCTCTATGGCCGCTATCTTGGCCTGATGCCATCCTGGCCGAGGTGCAGGCTGGCACGCGGCCGATGCCTGCCGGGTTCGCCGACGTCGAGCCTGAGCTGCCCACGCTGGCGTGGCCTATCTGATAATCACAATGCCATAGGATGCCCGCATGATCGCCGACCTCATCGCCGTCCTGTTCCTGAGTCGCGACATCGCGCACCGGGAGCATCTGTCGACCACCAGCTTCTCTCAGCACATGGCGCTCGGTGAGTTCTACCCGGGTGTGATCGATCTGGCTGACAAGCTGGCCGAGGCCTACCAGGGCCGGCACGGCCTGATCGGCACCATCCCCCTGGCCGAGAACGACTTCAAGTCCGGCGGCGCGGTGGGCATCCTGTCCCAGCACCTGATGTGGATCGAGAACAACCGCTACAAGGCCGCGGCCAAGACAGATTCGACCCTGCAGAACATCATCGACGAGGTGATCGCGCTGTACCTCAGCACGCTCTACAAGCTCAAGCACTTGAAGTAAGGAAGGCCCCGGCGCATGTCAGACACGACTCAAGATCCCACCGTGCTCAGCATCCAGCTCAAGACCCTCCACGAGGACGTCAGCGAAATGAAGAGCGTTCTCAAGGATCTCGCCACGGCGATCACCAAGCTGGCGCTGATTGAAGAGCGCCAGGCCAATGCGGCTGCGGCGCTCGAGCGGGCGTTCGGTGCGCTGGAGCGGGTAGAGAGCCGGGTGTCCGCGCTTGAAAAGGACGTGCCGGCCAACAAGCGCGTGGGCGTCTGGGTGGACCGTGCGATCTGGGCCGGCATGGGCCTGCTGGCGATGACCGTGATCAAGAAGTCTGGCCTCGGCTGAAAACTTCACAATGCCATTGAATGGCTCTACAATCCCCGTCGGCCAACTCCGTTCCGAGTCTGGTCAACGGGGGCCCGCACATGCGGGCCTTTGTCGTTTGAGGACTTGATATGGCCACGATGGTTCCCAACAACCCCTTCGACGTCCAGGCGCCAGCGCCTGCACCTGCGCCGAATCAGGGTCTGATCCAGCAGGCGGCCGCATTCAATCCGCAGACGCGCCAAGTTGACCGTGCCACGGAGACGACGGCCGGGCAGGTCGAGTCCCTGCTGTCGAAGAACAACCCGCTGATGCAGCGCGCCCGCACGATGGCGCTGCAGCAGATGAACCAGCGGGGCCTGGTCAACAGCTCCATGGCCATCGGCGCCTCGCAGGCCGCGATGATCGACCGCATCACGCCGATCGCGCAGGCCGACGCGCAGACCTACAGCAACCAGGCGCTGGCCAACCAGAGCACGGTCAACCAGGCCGGCCAGTTCAATGCGAGCGAGCAGAACAAGTTCTCCTTGCAGAAGTCGGAGCAGCAGTTCACGTCGGGCGAAAACGCAACCCAGCGTCAGTTCCAGACGGGCGAGCGTGTTGGGTCTCAGGCGTTCCAGTCTCAGGAGGCTGCCAACCAGCGTGCGTTCCAGTCTGCGCAGTCGGAGCTGGATCGGGCCACGCAGGTGTCTCTGGCCGACAAGAGCATTGAGGCGACACGAGCGCTTGAGGCTGCTCGTCAGAACTTCCAGGCTGCGCAGAGCGCGATAGACCGCGACCAGCAGATGCGGGTGTTGGACGCTCAGCAGACATTCCAGTCTGCGCAGGCCAGCCTGGACCGCGCCACGCAAGTCTCATTGGCCGACAAGTCGATTGCCGCACAGGCCAGCCTTGCGCAGGCGCAGCAGGCTTTCCAGTCCGCGCAGAATCAGTTGGACCGCAGCCAACAGATGGCGGTTCTGGGGGCGCAGCAGAAGTTCCAGAAGGCCGAGGCTGAACTGGATCGTGCGCAGCAAGTGGCGCTGGCCGACAAGAGCATCGAGGCCAACAAGGCGCTGGAGACGGCACGGCAGAACTTCACTGCCGCGCAGTCCGAACTTGATCGGACTCAGCAGGCCACGCTGCAGACGCAGCAACAAGAGTTCACCAGGACCGAGAACGCAGCAGGCCGCACGTTTGAGTCTGGGCAGCGGGAGCTTGACCGCACCCAGCAGGCGGATCTTGCCTCGAAAGCCCAGACCTTCCAGGCTACTCAGAACGAGCAGGATCGGGCGCAGCAGCTCATGCTGGCGGACAAGAACATCACCGCTCAGCAAGCTCTGGAGAAGGCGCGGCAGGAGTTCCAGGGCGGTGAGTCTGCGCTGGATCGGACGCAGCAGCGAGAGCTGCAGACGCAACAGCAGGACTTCACCAGAGGCGAGAACGCCGCCAACAGGACTTTTGAGCAGGGTCAGCGAGAGCTTGATCGCACCCAGCAAGCCGACTTGGCGTCCAAGGCGCAAACATTCCAGGCTTCGCAGAACGAGAAGGATCGTGCTCAGCAACTGATGCTCGCTGACAAGAACATCACGGCTCAGCAGGCACTTGAGACGGCGCGGCAGGAGTTCCAACGAGGCGAGTCTGCGCTTGACCGCACGCAGCAGGCGTCCCTTGCTCAAGCGGCGCAGACCTTCCAAGCATCACAGGCGGAGAAGGACCGCGCTCAGCAGTTGATGCTCACGGACAAGACAATCGACGCCAACAAGGCGCTGGAGCAGGCAAGACAGGAGTTTCAGCGCGGCGAGAGCGCGCTCGACCGCACTCAGCAACAGGCCTTGGAGACCGCACGCCAGACATTCCAGGCTTCTCAAGCGGAAATGGATCGTGCCCAGCAACTGATGTTGACTGACAGGACCATCACTGCGAACAAGGCGCTGGAGACTGCACGGCAGGAGTTCCAGCGGGGCGAGAGCGCGCTTGACCGCACGCAGCAAGCAAACCTGGCCTCGGCGGCGCAGACTTTCCAGGCCACCCAGAACGAGAAAGACCGTGCTCAGCAGATCATGCTGACCGACAAAAACATCACGGCGCAACAAGCACTCGAGCAGTCACGTCAAGAGTTCCAGCGTGGCGAAGGAATCATCGCCCGGCAGTTTGAGTCTGGCCAGCGTCAACTTGATCGCGATCAGCAGTCGTCTCTGGCAAGCGCTGCTCAGACTTTCCAGGCTACGCAAAACGAAAAGGACCGAGCTCAGCAGCTCATGCTGACAGACAGGACCATTTCAGCCAACAAGGCGCTTGAAACCGCGCGGCAGGAATTCCAGCGAGGCGAGAACATCGCAGACCGCACCCAGCAAACCACTCTCCAGACCAACCAGCAGACCTTCCAGTCTGGCCAGAACGCGCTGGACCGCACGCAGCAGCAGACCCTGCAGACAGCCCAGCAGTCGTTCCAGCAGACACAGAACCAGCTTGATCGCAACCACCAGGAGTCGATGACTCGGCTGTCGAACAGCCTCAGCCAAGCCAACGTCTCGGGCACCTTCGCGGCCAACATCACTGCGAACACCAGCTCTGCGATCAACGCGATCTTGGGTGACGGCAACCTGACGGCAGAGGCCAAGCGCGGTGCGATCGACAACATCATTGCCAACGCCAACAGCACGCTGCAGTGGGGCTCGTCGTTCTACAACACGCCGCTGCCGGCGGTGACTGCGCCTGGGTCTACCGGGATCATCGGCGGGGTGATCAATCCTGCGCCGGCGGCTCCTGCGCCAGCGCCTGCAGCACCTGCGCCCGCACCTGCCGCTCCCGCGCCTGCGCCCGCACCGGCGCCCGCACCGTCTCCTGCGCCGGCACCCGCACCGGTGCAGCCCGAGCCTCGCGACCAGTGGGGCCGCACGGTCGATGACCCGATGTTCGGCCAAGACCCGAACAACTACGGCAACAACACCTACTGACCATGCAGGTCCGCAAGGCCACCTACAAGGACATCGCCGCGGTCGTGGACATCGCGGTGGAGTCGGTCATGCGCGATCCCCTGCCGGTGACCGTGGACCGCGAGGCGATGCGCGAGATGGCCATGCAGTGCCTGAACCCGGCGCACTTCATGTGGGTGGGCGAGGACGACAGCGGCAACGTGGTGGCCGCGGTGGCGGCGATGACGCAGCGCTCGTTCTGGTATCGCGGGCTGCAGTGCTCGGTGCTGCTGTACTACACGCGCCTGCCGGGCCTGGGCGCGGCGCTGCTGCGCGAGTTCGCCCGGTGGGTGAAGTCCCGCACGGGAGTCAAGGTCGCGGTGCTGGAGCTCGAGCCCAGCACTGATGTGCGGCTGCTCCGGTTTCTGCGCCGCATCGGGTTCGTGCGCAAGTCGATCAACATGAGCTACGTCAGGAGCGCAGCATGAGCAAGGTAGTTCGCGGCATTGGCCGAGCCGTCGGCAAGGTCGTCAAGGGCGTGGTCAACACCGTCAAGAAGGTGGCCAAGTCGAAGTTCGGCAAGATCCTGATCGGGGCTGCGCTGGTGTACTTCGGTGGCGCGGCGCTGATGGGTGGCATTGGCGGCGCGTCTGCTGGCGGCCTATCGGGTGCGCTGACTGGGGCTTCAAAAGCCGTGAGCGGTGCATGGGGTGCCCTCACCAGCGGCAGCGTGAGTGCCATGGGCAGCGCCTTTACGGGCTCCTACGGCGCTGGTCAGGCGGCTGTCACCGGCTTGGGCGGTAGCGTTGCCGGCACAGGCCTGTCTGCTGCAGCAACAGGCGGCGGCACAGGCGCTGGCTTGAGCGTGCCAACAGCAGGGTCAGCGACCGGCGCTGTGGGCGGCAGCAGCCTAGTCCCTGCAGCAGCACCGAGTTACTCCCTCGCCGGAGGAGCCGCCGGCAGTGGCGCTGGCCTGTCGACGGCCGGGATGAACATCGCCCCAGGCCTGGGTGGCGCAGGAGCCGGCGCCAGCAAGGGCTTCATCGCCAGCGCCATGTCCAGTCCCTACTTTGCGCCGGCTGTAGTCACGTCCGGCACGCAGCTCGTCGGCGGCGTCATGCAAGGTGTTGGCGCGCGGCAGGAGCAGAAGCGCCAAGAGCAACTGACGGCTGAGCAGAAGGCTGCCTACAACCGCAACATCGCCAACTTCCGCTACGCCTGAAAGGAACGACCATGGCAGGACTGATCAAAGACCAGATGGCGCCGTCGTCGGACGTGGACGACGCCATGCAGCAACCGCCCGTCACCACGCCAGCTTCAGGGCCGCAGGAAATGAATGCCCAGCAGCAGGGCCAGGAGCCCGCTGGTGAGGGCGTTGACCCTGAGTCGGACCCTGGGTATCAGCAGGCCGCTCAATTCGCCATGGAGGCCCTGTACAAGAACAAAGCAGCCAAGGACATTGCCAAGGCACTCAAGACTGCGCGTGACCCGGTGGAGGCGCTGGCAAACACCGCCTACGAGATCATCACCATCATCGACGAGCGCACCGACGGCGCGGTTCCTGACGAGATGCTGGCCGCCTTCGCGACCTTCGTGCTTGAGGAGATCTCTGAGATCGCCGAGGCGGCCAACGTCCCTCTGCAGCCGTCCGACGTGGCGATGGCCCTGAAGCAGATGATCCTGCGCTTCTTGGGCGAGCAGGGCGTGGACACGACGCAACTGCAGCAGGCCATGGACCAGGTCGACCCTGAGGAGTTCAACCGCATGGCTGAGGGCGAGGAGCCTGAGCTTGAGGAGATGCCAGCATGAGCGGACTGATCTGGGCCGGGATCGGCAAAGGCATCGCAGATGCCGGGACCACCTTTGGCAGCTACATGCTGAAGGACATCGAGGACCAGCGCAGACGCGAAGACGAGGAGCGGCGCGAGGCCAACGCCATCAAGCGGGCCGAGGAGGCTGAAAGGATCCGCGCCGAGCGCGAGGAAAAGAAGGCCGAGACGCTGAAGCAGCGCGTGACCACGGAGACCGCGCAGGTTGAGCAGCGCGCCACGCAGATGGGGACCGAGCGCCGCACTGCGCGCTTGGACTCAGACGCTGGCAAGCTGTCCGCGTCCAGCATGGCGGAGGACCGAGAGGGCCTGGCGATTGACAAGGAGAAGATGCTCGAGCTTCTCCGAAATGATCCAGCGCTTCGCGAGAGCTACCGCAAGTCGGGCCTGATCGAGGGGGCCGCCGAGTCCACCCGCGACCCGCGGATGATCGCTGCCGAGGACCGCGTGACTGCGGCCATGGGCATCGGCGCGCACTCGTCTGTGCTGGACGCTTACACGAAAGCCAAGGCGGACACGCTGCGCGAGGTGGCCGAGGAGAACAGAGAGAAGCAGCGCGCCGCCGCGCAGGCTGCGACAGATCTCAGGCTGGATCAGCAAGGCAGGAAGACGGATGCTCTGGTGGAGTACCTGGGAAGAAAGGGCGGCGTGGCTGAGCGCAACGCCGAGACCGCAGAACAGCGCGAGGCGCGGCTGGCAAAGGGCGGTGGCAAGGCGGCGAGCGGCGGTGGTCAGCCTGGCCTGAGGGGCATGACACCGGAGCGCCTTTCAGCGGAAGGCGAGACGCTGCGCAAGGCGGCAGACAAAGCGACCGGAGAGCGCAAGCAGAGGCTTGAAGCTCAGCTTGACGAGGTGTTTGCCGAGATGAAACGTCGGAGAGAGTCGGGCGGCGCGTCACCGACCGCGGCCCCGGCTCCCCGGCCATCTTCGACGACGAAGAACTACAGCAATCTCTGGAAGTAAAGCATGGCAAAGAAGTGGTCTGACGTAGCGGCAAGCGCCGCATTCCAGGCCCTCTCGTTCGAGGAACAAGAGGAAGCGCGCCGCCAGTACTTTGAGCAGATCATTGCTCCTCAGGTGCCTGAGGAAGACATTTCGCTCGCGCGAGACCAGTTCTTTGCCGACACGACACGCAGCGCCGGCGGTGGCCGCGGATTCATCAACCCGCCGATGGCCGGGCAGCCGCAGCCGACCTACCCCAAGCTGCGCCCTGCGCCTGCACCCGCGACGGACTACTCCGACATGGCGACGGCCATGCAGGGTACGCCGATGTCTCGGCCGCAGCCCGCTGCACCGGCGCCAGCGCCAGCGAAACCGCCGCCCTACAAGAACCGACTCGAGGCCCTTGACGACGCCGTCAACTTGGTCGAGGAGGGGGCAGACTTCAAGAAGGTGGCCCAGGCCTTCTCGCAGATTGGCATCGGCGAGGGCGACATCATGTCGCACGGCAAGGCGCGCAAGTCGCCGATGTTCGATCTGCCGGAGATGTCTCGCAAGCAGATCGACCAGTACGTCAAGCCGCAACCGCAGCCGATGCCGGAGCCGACGGGCACCATCACTGCGGTCGAGCCAACGGCGCTGCAAGAGATCGGTAACACGTTCAAGCGCGGCTCGCTGCAGGCCGGCCAGATCCTGGACAACTTGTCCTTCAAGGCTGGCATCTTTGACGCCAGCACAACCGCCGAGCGGATGCGCGAGCGCAACCGCCAGATGGGTGCGGCAGCGCCTTCGGGCGATGTGGCCGAGGGCCTCGAGCGCCTGCAGGCTGCCAACGAGACGGGCGACTACGGGACCGTCGCACGCGAGGTGCTGGACCCCAGCAACTGGAAGGCCCTGGCTGCGCTGGTGGCCGAGTCCGCGGTGGCATCCTCGCCGGCCATTGCCGCAACCGTTGGCGGCACCCTGGTGGCCGGACCCTTCGGTGCGGCCGGCGCCACTGCGCTGACGTCGTTCACGATGGAGTACGGCGCCGCGGTAGGCGACGTGCTGGAGAAGCGCAAGGTCAACCTCGCTGATCCTGTTGCGGTGCGCCGCACGCTTGAGGACCCCGAGTTCATTGCTGAGACGCGCGAGCGCGGGCTCAAGCGCGGCGTCCCGATCGCGGCGTTCGACGCGCTGTCGGCTGGCTTTGCCGGCCGCTTCGTCAAGACCGTCGAGCGCGCTGTTGAGTCTGGCGCCATCGCGGCCAAGAGCGCGCCCCGTGCATTCACTGTTGCCGGCCTGAAGGAAGGCGGCCTGCAGGTCGGAGCTGGCATGGCGGGCGAGGCAACGGGCCAGGTTGCCACCGGCGAGAACAAGCCACTGGACGTGCTGATCGAGGGCCTGGCTGAGCTGCCTGGCGGCGTCGCTGAAGTTGGCGGCAACCTCTATTCGTCGCGCAACCGCACGCCCGAGGGGATGATCGCGAGCGCGATCAGTGGTGCTCCAGGGTATAAGCAACGTGATGTCGACGCGCGTGCGGCCTCCGAGTTCGCTGCACCGCTGCCGACAAT